CCCTTTTTCATATCCATATCATTGTGAATCCAGTGGCTAGGAACCATATACTTTACCCCAGATTTTACTGTGTGTGCAATGTGATAGTATGGTGCTGAGGATGGAAATATAATAACACTTCCAGCACTAGGCTTTACCCCAAAGTCTATTTGGTTATTTGCTACGGCAACCCCATAGTCTAGGTCTGGGCTAACCACCTGATTGTGGTCTTCATAATCAGACAGCTTAAAGGAGATTTCTCCCCCTTCTGGAACCTCATTGAGATACATGACAAGAGAATACCTCAATGTCTTGTCTCCGTCTAGCTGGTCATAGTGGGCCCCCATGGATGCCCCAGTATTATATCTTTTAATATTAAAGACTGGGAATAGCCTTGGCTCATCATGATCCCCAACCGACTCAGCATAGTCTTTGGAAACAGCATAAAGTGCCTTCATAATGTTAATATAAACATACTCCATCTTACTTCTGTATGGCTCTGACATTTGATTAATTTGAGCAAGGTCAAATGTTTGTGTCTCTCCATAAATAAAATCTTTATCGTCTGAAGCTGTCCAAGTATCCCAAAGCCTACCATTTTCTGCACTATTTATTTCAGCAAGTTCAGAAATAGTTTTCATTACTTCTTCAAAATTTTCAATAGCGTCCTCGTAGTAGTAGACCTTTTCGTGCAATATATTTTTTTTCATGTTAATACCTATTCTTTTCATAATGGTCAATTTCTTTTATAAAGCCAACCAAAACATAGCGAATTGGACCTTCTGATACAGCCTCTACGCCATGTTCGTACTTTTCGTTACCTGGAAAAATTAACAAAGTTTTTGGTTTAGGCCTTAGCTTTATGTCTAGATTTTTAAAAAATAGCTCTCCATTAACATAGTCATCATTTATGTATAGAATAGCTGCATAAGATATTGAGGGATCTGTACGATTATCTGTATGAGACTTTAGGTCTACCCCTGGTTGCATTCTTTGTATTGTAGCTAGTCCACTAAGCTCTAAATTAGACTCAGTTTTTAGAGTTAGGCTATTTAGCCTTTCATAAAAAACACGATACTCTTGAGAATCACTAACGTTTAAGTTTTTATCATTCCAGTTTTGAGTAATCTCAAACTTTCCTTCAGAAACCAGATTATCAACGTCTTCCCTGCCAAACTTTTGAAGACAGAAACGTTTTAAATTTGAGGTATACTCTACTTCCCAATCTTCTTGTGTTGCTGAACCTATTCTATTCCAAATAAAGTCTAGCTCTTCATCTGTAAGAAAGTTTTCAATAGAAATAAGCTCGTCTGTAATTTCTGTAAACAGAATATCATTTTCTTTAAATATTTCTTTTAGCTTTTCAATCATCTAAATCGCCATTCATCTTATAAGGATTGCCGTCTAGATCTAGCTTATATCCATCTTTAAGCAAATCTTGCCATTCTTTTTTTTCTACTTCTTGAGACTCTCTAATTTTTTTCATTTCTTCTACCCAGGCATCTCGGACTTCTTGTGGGTAAGCGTCTTCAGTGCGATCGTCCCAAAAAGAACCTATGGTATATCTAACGCCAGACTCTATTAGAGTTACTTCGTGCATATTATTAAATCCACCATCGAATGCCGCCAGCATTCCAACCTTTGGAGATATCTCTAAGTCTTGTTTAGGAAACTTTAAAGTTCCACCAGAAAAATCATCATTTAAATAAAGAAATGCTGCATATCTACTTCTTGCAAATGGTCCAGAGTTTCCGTGTTCGTCTGTGTTGTCAGAGTGTACTCTAGCATATGCTCCTGGCTCCCACTTCTGAGTGTGATAGCCTATCTCTACTATTGTGGCTGGATCTAGGTCATGGACAGAGGCTACTGCTTCAACTATTTTAGCTTTAATTTGTTCAAAAATGTCTGATGGCAATCCAGCTTTTTCTATTTCTGGATCTCCTTTTTGTGGCAAAACCGAAGAGTAGGATTCATAAAAAGAAATTGGCATCCAGGTAATTGTGCCATTGTCGGCAACTGAGTCTAGCACTGAAATAATCTTTGAAGAATCTTCTGAGCTTAAAAAGTTTTCGTAGACCACAAGATCTTTTGTTAGCCTGTTTTTGTTATTTAAGTTTACCATATAAAGATTCTCCCTTAAAATTATACCACGACTTGGGGCTTTTCCTGGTGACGCAAGATTGTCCAGAAGAATGGAACGGTATACCTAATTCCAGACTTTATCTCTGTTACCCCGTGAATATAGTTTTTATCTCCAGGGAAGAAATAGGCTGCCCCAGCTTTTGGTTTGAACTGAATGCCCTGGTTTGGAAAGTATAACTCTCCGCCCTCATAGTCATCATTTATATAGAAAAGTCCAGCTAGATCGTAGTATGGAAAATCATTAGGCTTGCCAGCATCTGGACCAGTATGCAACTCTTTATCTGCATGTGGCATTTGTAGCTGTCCAGGAAGCCATCTGACCATAGCTGGGCTAGTAGGATCGGCATCAACGCCAAAGAACTTGTCCACCTCAATCTTTAGTCTTCGAACCATTTTTTCTATAATAACTGGGACTTCAAGGCTACCTTTTTGAATTGTTGGATAAGTCGCAACACGATTTGCCCAGTAGTCTGCATCGTAAGTCACTGTGCCGTTTTCGTTGTGATGAGTTTCTGTAACATCCCAGTTAGTATTACTTCTAATAAAATCATTTAGCTTTGACAATTCTTCTTCAGTCATAAAGTTTTCAAGTGCTACGATGTTATCTGGAGAATCTCCAAAAAACCCAGATGGTGTTATTGACACTCTCTCTACAAAGTGATTATTTCTTAAATCTTCCATAAAAACATTCTCCTATTCGTACTTTCGTTTTTCCCAAACATCTTTTAAGTATACGCCACCATCTGGAACCCTATACTTTTCAGAGTTTTTCATATTCTTTTTCATGATAGATATTCCAGATTCTTTAAGATACTCAGATGTCCAATCTTCTCTCTTGAATGGCATCATTTGCATATAAGGAGTTCCTGCTGGAAGAATCCCTACCCAATCTTTTACAACAAAGAATGGCATAGTCCCTGGAAGATTTACCTTATCATTGTCAATTATACCGCTAGTTGTTAAAAATGGTAGGTCGTACCTGTCATAAGGCTGAGAGTATAAAACGCTGTATCCTTCTGGCACCTCTACCGCCCAGTCTGGATACCAAGCAAAATGTTTTTCGTGATAACCCAGAGGGCCATCAAACTGAGGCATCTTTTCTCTATTTTGAATAAAATCTGCATATTTTGGATCTAAAACTTTAGCAGAAATTTTTTGATTTGAGTCAAGGAAGAACTCAATATCGCAAGGGGTTTTATAAACGTATCCAGTAGTCAGGATGTCATACATTGCTGGGCAAGCTTTCCAGGTTGGAACCTTTCCACCATCTGGACCAACATAATTTTCTCCATGTGGGTTTTTGTAAAACCTATCTGCAGAAATATACCACTCTGGCAAACTTTTTGATGTGGGCTTTGGGGCAGAGGCATCATCTTCAGAAAGCCATCCCTTATTTGTTACAAACTTAATCTTTGGCATTATCTTTTACTTTCATCAAAATTTTCTTAGCTTCGTGATATCCAGCTGGGCATCCATTATGATCAACTGCGTCTCTATAAAAGTGTGTCCACTCTCCCTTAGAGTTCATTACCTGGCTAGCCTCTCCTCTTTTAATCATGTTTTGTTGCCACTCTTGTGTTTCATATTCTGGCCTACCGCTTTTAATCTCTAGCTCATTTTCCTGGATATCCGATAGGGATATTGGCAAGATAGCTGCAATCGGAGTATTGGCTGGAATAGTTATCTCAATGTTTGGCTCAGTAATCATCCAAGCAATCGGAAAATCATTTGCCAACACTGATGTGCTGATTAGGGTAGTTATGCACTGTGCCCCTCTAATAAACTGATTTGGCACTGGCATTGTCAGTAGCGTCAGGTTTTCTTCATTTTCACCAACAAAAACAATGTCAGTATGAAAACTAACCGTCCTGTTTCCACGAAGTGACATCGCATACTTTTCTCCCGATAATATTTTTACATGATCTGCGGTTGAATCGTTTATACCATCCCATATAAAAACTATGTCTTCTGGATAGGATATTCCCCAACCCAGTCTATTTGATAATGACATTGGAAAGCATTGATAGGCATGTCTATCAAACGTTATGTCCATCCAGTCACGGTGCATAGGTAGCTGATCAACACGTGCTAACTTACCCTGAGTATAGGCAAAAACTTTTTTCACTAGCTTCCAGTTTCTTCATAAAACTTTGGATTGTGATATTTATCCGAATAGTCAATCATTGTAACAATCGAATGCTTTATCCCAGACTCAACTGGCAAAGACTTGTGGGGATACATAAAGTTAGATGGAAAAATAAACAAGTCTCCAGCCCTAGGCTTTGCCTTTATGCCCTGCAACCTAAACTCCAACTCTCCACCAACATAGTCATCGTTAGGATATGCAACCAAGGACACTACGCAGTTATAAGAATACCCGTGGTCTGTGTGCTCTTGAAAGTGTTGTCCTGGACCATATTTGACAAAGTTCATTGCCTCCCAGTATCTTAACTCTCCAACATTAAAATTTCTTGAGTAATGCTTTACTGCTGAAAGCTTTCTATCATAAAGGTCTTGCCATAACTGTTGAAGTTTTTGTGAGCTTGGGGATGGATCATTCATAATATCTGTTTTCTTAAACTTGAAATCATAGCAATCCCTATACTCTGGCATTTTCATTCCATAGCCAACCATGGCTTCCATGTAGTTATAGTAGTTTGACGGGTCATTAAGAACCTCTTCAAGCCTTTCTACAATATTCATATCTTTTGGCAATACGTCGTGATATACGAAAATTCCAGGAGCTAGCTGCTCTACTGACGACCAGGACTCTTGCCCAATGTTGTAGTATTCTTGAATTCTATTGTGTGTTTCTAAGATGTCTTCTTTTATGCTGTTATCGTTCATTTTTTTACCAATCAGTATGTTAGTTTATTTTGATCTTCTTCTCTATACGGGAAGTACCGAAGTCCACCACGGCTATTGTAGTCTGTCATTACAACTACGGAATATTTTGTACCGCTCTTCATTGGCAAGGAAGCATGTTCATAGACATAAGTCGATGGGAAAACAACAATATCCCCCTGCTTTGGTTTAATGGTTAGGTCAAATCTTGGGAAATATATTTCTCCGCCCTCATAGTCATCATTTAGGTATGCTACCACGGATACTGTAGTTACGTATGCGGGACCGTGGTCAGCATGGATATTAAAATGTTTTCCAGCACCCTCGTACTTTACAAAATTAAAAGCTTCATAATAAGAGATGCCAACACCCCAGTATTTTCCATAGTCTTGAACATTTGGATGAATTGCATCAAATGTAATTTGATGGATATCGTAGAAATCTGAGTTTTCTTCATTTCTAGGGCCATAGCTGTTGCTACTAATCTTAAAGTCAACGCAGTCTCTGGCGTCAGTGCTTACAGAGTCTGATTCAGTAACCATTGCTCCCTGCCACCTGTACATCTGGCTAGAACTATTTGTTAGCCTTGATTCTAAGGTTTTTATAATTTTTTCAGAGTTTTCTGGGGAGATTGCATTGTTGTATAGATTTATACCCATTGCTGGATTCGAAACAACTACGCCTTCGACAGTAGTCCTGTCTGGCATTCTATTTTTATCTGTTTCTGATCTATCTTTTGTTAACCATTCATTATTCATAAACAAATTATAGCACACCTGCCCACAAGGATCAAGCCCCGCCCCTGGCTTTGAGAAAAACTATTTATTATGAACTAGGTATCCACCAGCTACGAACCAGTCTTGTGGCTCGCAGGCAATTAGATAGGTCATTTCTGGTATCTCTACTTCGTGAAGTGTTTCAATAACTTCTTCTCCATAAGTTCCGTTTTCTAAGACCTTTATCAAAATGTCTCCAACAACCAGCTCTAGGGTTGGCAATATCTTGTATAGTCCATCTCTCTTAACGTATATGGTTTGAGTTATTGAAAACTTTGCAGACTCGTTATTGTTAAAGTATCTACACGGAGACATCTTTGGAGCTAAGTCTGTAATTTCAGTCTCAACAACTTCTCCGAATGTAAGAGTTTCTGATGACCAAGCAAACATAGATGGCTTATCATCTCCAGGAGAAGTATCTGTGTTTTCTGCTAGTAAAGGAACAAGAATCTTGTCTCTAAGAACAACATCTTTTGCTGGAATCTCGCCTCTAGCTGTTCTAACCAAGGTGTCTTCATGTATACACCAAGCGTGGAACCTAGGAAACCTTGGTGGAAAAAATGGAAAGAACGGAAAGAACGGTGGGAAGAACGGGAACCTGGGTGGAAAGAATGGAAAGAATGGAGGAAAGAACGGAAAAAACGGTGGGAAAAATGGAAAGAACGGTGGGAAGAACGGAAAGAACGGTGGGAAAAATGGCGGAGTAGTCGTAATTTCTCCAGAATATGGAGACCATGCTCCTGGGCCATTTACGTTTTCTGCACGGACACGATACTTTTGAACAGTTGATCCTTCTTGAGTAACAGTAACAGATGTTCCAGTAGTGGTATTGGTTTTAGGAGTTGCACCATCTAGTTCGAGACTTTCCCATCTGTATAGAGTAATTGCACTCCCACCACTAGCGGGAGCAACCCAACTAACTATATCTTGAAGTGCATTTGGAGAAGAGGCAGTTGGTGCAGCTGGTGTTGCAGGCACAGTTGTTACTGCTACTGTAGTTGTTAAAGATTCTGGAGATGTTCCTGCAGCGTCTGTTACAGTTACACTTACAGTATAGGTTGTTGAAGATCTAAGGGTTTCTACTATGATTGGGGAGGTGGCTCCTGTAGCTGTTCTGGTTGTCTCCCCAGCTGCAACGGCAGTTACTGTAAATGAAATTGCTGCAGGAGAACCTGCTGGTAATTCAAAAGATACTGAAGCCGCTCCATCATCAAATGCCCTGCTTGTTCCAACATTTGTGGCAACTACGTTTATGGGGGCGGGGGAACTTAAAAAGTCATTTTGTTGTGATGACCTTCCTCCCGATTCTTTCTTTGCCATTTATTCTGCCCCTTAAGCCTTAAGATCTCCATAGAGAATCCAGCTATCTGTTCCACGCTTTAATATTGTAGCAGATGACCACTGTGTTCGTAGCTTATTTCCTGGAGTTCTGTTTAAAGTCACACCCACAACGGCATCAATAGTTACCTCTCCAGTGTTTGTTTGGAAAATGTCCATAGATGCTCCAATTGGCCAAGCTAATGTTGCATTAGTTGGAATTGTAAAAGTCATCGGGCTGGTAGAGTTCATCTCAATAACGCTATCTTGATGTACAAGAGTATCTAAAGTATAACTTGCAGTCTTTTCTACAAATGTAGTTAGTGATGGGACACCAGCCTTAGTCTGGGTGCCGTCAGAAAAAGCTACTCCAGAGCTAGCCGTAACTACACCAGAAAATGTTGGGGCATTGACAACAGACACCTGAAGACCCGAAACGCTAACGTTAGTTCCAGCAGTAACTGTTCCAGCTCCAGAAAATTGTGCCCACAGAATGTTATCGGTTCCAATAGTATTTACTTCATTTTCAACGACCCACGAAGTAGTGTTGTAAAGTGTTCCATTTTCTATGAATGCTAGGTCACCTCCAGCTATTTCGGCTGCTGAGTTAAAGTCATCTGCCCTAGTAAGAACAGTTGAAGAGGTTCTCACATAAATACCATTATGGGCTGCGTTTGCTTGATTCTTAACAAGAATGCGGTCTCCGTTTGTTAGGGTATGGCCATCAATAACAGTTAAGGCAGTTCCAAGAACTAGAGTTGCTCCAACTCCGTCAGTTCCATTATCATAGGTGACTGTTCCTCCAGATAAAACTGCCAAAGTATCAGGTGTAGCGATATGTGCGGCTTCATGAATATGCAGTCCTGCTGAAACATTATCTACATATGCCTTTGTAGCTGCATGTAAGGCTTGTGTTGGATCTCCATCAAGAATAATTTTTCCAGTCATAGTGCCGCCAGAAAGATTTAGCTTAGCATCTAAAGCAGTCTGCTGAGCTGTGGAGATGGGCTTGTTGGCATCTGAAGTGTTGTCGACATTTCCAAGACCAACCATAGAAGAAGTAATACCAGAAACAGTGCCCGTAAAAGTTGGGGCTGCAAGATTTGCTTTTGTTGTCTCCAGATTTGTAAGTTGAGTCTGAACAGAAGAAGTTGCACCATTCAGATAACCAATTTCTGTTGCAGAAACATCTCCAATAGAAGTGGTGCCTGGAAGGGATACAGTGCCACCAAAAGTAGGGCTATTAAGTGGTGCATAGATTCCAGTTGCCGTTGCTGAGCTTAACTTGGCATCAATTTGAGTTTGGAGTGCTGAGGTTACCCCATTCAGATGGCCAAGTTCATCAGCAGATACGTCCCCGATTGTTGTTGTTAGTGGAAGCACCACGTTTCCTGTAAAAGTTGGGGCGGCAAGGTTTGCCTTTGCTGTGTCTAAATTTGTAAACTGAGTTTGGATAGCTGAAGTAACCCCATTAAGATATCCAATTTCAATATCTGATACGTCAGTAACCTTGTCTTGCTTGTTTCCAAACTGGGTCTGAATTGCAGAAGTTACTCCATTTAGATATCCGATTTCAGTATCCGATACGTCAGCAACCTTGTCCTGTTTAGAATTATTTATTGAAGTAATAGAATTATTTATTGTACTAATAGAAGTATTTATTGTACTAATGTCTCCCTCGATCACGCCATCAGCTAATTGAAGAGCAGTGTCAAGGTTCAATATGGACGTATCTACGTAGCTTTTTGTTGCTGCGTGTAAGTTTGTTGTCGGGGCTCCAGAAAGTGTCAGGGCACCAGTCATAGAGTCTCCAGCTCTAGCTACAAAGTCACCTCCACCGCCAGCTAACAGATTACTTCCGACTCCTATTGAAGCTGCAGATAAATCAATATATGCACCACGATTTGATCCGCCTTTATCAAAAATACGAAGTTTGTTTTGATGAATATCGATAGCTATGTCACCAGATAGGGTTGTATTTGTTTGTGGTTTAGCTAGGTTTAGCTGGCCACCCTCGTCTCCCCCGACAGCGGCAGCAGTTATCTCACCATTAACGTCAAGTCCATTTTTGACTTTAAAGTTTTTGTTTGAAGTTGCCAAATATATTCACCTCGATTAATTATAACAGATTATAGTGAATTATGGCATTAAAATAGACGAATACCGCTTTTGGGGGATTTTGAAAGGATCCCCCTAACCTTTAATATATTAAACTAGCAGTGTTCCCATTACTGTAACTGTAGAGCTGGCATTAACTGGAGTTACACGTAGTCTTACGTTAGTTCCGTCAATATCAGCAGAAATTGCAGAAGAAGAACCGTTGGTTCCTACAACTGCATACTCAGTTATTGCAATGTTATCGCTTGTGTCTAGAGTTAGAAGTACCTCCGAAATCTCAGTGTGGGTGCTGTAAGCAACCTTAACCAAGAATTTTGCTGAACGATAAGATGCCTTAGCAAAAGCAAAAGCTGTTACAGCAGTAGCTGCTGTTGGAGCAGAAACTGTAGCCGCAACCTGTCTTGCTATATTGTTTACCTCTACCGCTGTAAAGTCTGGAACAACTGCCTCTAGAGCTGTTACTGCACGAGCATTTGTAAAGTAAAGGTTTGTGTTTTCTTCAATAACAGCTGTTGTAATTGCGTCTACTGCTGTGGTAATGTCTGCAGGGGTAGCCTTAGCATTTAGCTGTGTCTGAATTGCTGATGTAACACCATCCACATAGTTAAGCTCTGTTGCAGTTGCTGTAAGAACAACATCTTCATTAATTTTAGGTGAGGTTAAAGTCTTGTTAGTAAGAGTCTGAGCGGTTGTCTTGTCTACTAGGTAGGTAAGATCTGGAGAGATTGCACCTGTTGTGTCGTTGTACGACAAACCAGTTCCAACTGCGTTACCTACTGCATCTTGTGCTCTTTCAACTGTGAAGTACTCGTTTGTTCCTTCTGGAAGAGTTGTTGTGCTTACCTCAGAAAGGTCAAGAACAAACTCTGTTCCGTTTAGGTCTAGACCAGTTCCAGCGGTAAATGTTCCAGCACCAGAGAACTGAGTAAACTGAAGTGGATCTGTTCCAATTGTAGCTGGCTTAAGGGTTTGAACCCAACCAGTGTTTGCATAGGTTCCAGCACTTACGAAAACAAAGTCTCCGCTGTCTATTTCTGTTGCAGTGTCAAAGTCTGTTGCACGAAGAGCCTGGCCAGAAGCCTGGACAACATATATACCGTTTTCAGCAGTGTTTGTCTGATCTTTAAGAAGAACACGGTCTCCTGTAACAAGTGTTACTCCACCAGCAGTATCTCCATTTTCAAGTGCAGTGGCAATTGCGATGTTTCCGTTTACTGCAACTCTAGCTGCCTCGTGAACGTGCAGTCCTTCAACAGCAGCATCTACATAAGCCTTTGTTGCTGCGTCTGTAGATTCAGTTGGAGCTCCAAGACCTGTAATCTTACTAGTACCCATTGCAATGGCACCAGTCATGGTACCGCCAGCTAATGGTAGTTTTGCACCTAGCTGAGTCTGAATTGAACTTGTAACTCCGTCAACGTAGTTTAGCTCTGTAGTAGTTAGAGTTGCACCATCTAAAATATTTAACTCTGTAGCTGTAGCAGTAAGAACAACATCCTCATTAATCTTTGGTGAGGTAAGTGTCTTGTTGGTTAGAGTCTGAGTATTAGTTGTTCCAACTACTGCACCAGTTGCACCATGGGCCTCTGTTGCACTTGTGTGAGTTGTCAGGTTGCCTGCAACTGTTGATGCTGAACCGTATGCATCATATGTGTTTGCGGTTACAGAGATTGCACCAGTTGAATCTGTATATGTAAGACCAGTTCCAACAGCATTTCCTACTGCATCCTGAGCTCTTTCATCTGTAAAGTACTTGTTTGTAGAACCTTCAGCTAGGGCGTCTGTGTTTGAATCAGCAACACCATTTTCAGCTACAAAGCTTACTAGTTTTGTAGTTGGGTTGTATGTTACTGAAATGTTTGTCTGAGTACCGCCAGTAATGGCGTCCTCTGTAATAATATCTGAGGCGTTGATGGTACCGTTTGTACCTTCAACAACCAAACCTGACTTAATTCTAAAGTCTTTAGTTACTGTTGCCATGGGTTTATCTCCTTATTTTATGCCTTAAGTCCAACACGAGCGAATCGTGCTGTGACTGGCTTAACTGCAGGGTTTGGAATAATACTTAATACTAAGTTTGATCCTACCCTTGAGACATCAACGGTTCCTATATCCCCATCATTGTCTATAATTCCATACTGACTAATGTTAATGTTTGTTCCATCAATCAATATGGTAAATTCTGTTGCGTAAAATTTATTAGCTCCGCCTGTCGTTTTTGACAAAGAAACCATATACTTTACGAGTCTCCAGCTTGCTACTGGAATACTTTCTAAAACTGTCGTGTTTTCAATACCAGAAACAATATTCTCATTGTTTCCATCTGAGCCAAGATCCGTTGCTTGAGCAGCTAATGTATCAATAAGGTCTACGTAGTCTTGCCCAGTAGGCTTATCCCCTGTCTCAAATTTTGATTTTAGCGTGTTTAAGTTAATCTTGGCCATACTAGTATTATATCATTGTTTGTAATTTTAAAGGATATAATTATTTAAGCCAATAACGGCAATGCCAATTGGGGCTGGATTGCTTGCAGAGTATCCTGGAACCATTATGTTAGTAAATCTAATTCTAAAAGGAAGAACTTCACTAATTTTTGCGGTTCTTTTACCCTCGGAAATTTTAACAATTGGGTAGTTTTTTGTACCTAAAGATCTGACTTTTTGTTTTTGTTTAGTGGATATAACCGCAGAGGCCATTAGTCAGTAACGTCTTCTAGGATAATTACGCTACCCTGAGCTACTGTCCAAACAATCTGATCTTGAGCTGTAGATAGCTCTATATCAAAAATGTCTCCAGTTTGCAAAATTTGTGACTGGGTCGCTGTAAGAGATACGGTGAATTCTCCAGCCAGGTCATCTGGGTCCTGTTCTGGAGTTAGGGTTAAAATTAAAGTTGCGGCATCTGTAATTACTCCAGAGGTTGCACCACTTGTTGGTCTCTTTATCTTCATTGAGATAGACCAGTCATCAAGATTCAAGGGGGCTTTTGCGTCATCTGTAACGTATACCTTAAATGCAGCGGTATCACCACGAACAATAGTCCAAGTTACCCTTGGAGGAGTATTGCCCACATTATAAGAACTAGAAGATCCTCTGAGCGTAGCCATAATAAAATTATATCATAGTATATAGCTTTAAAATGATTATAAAAGCTACCAGTTACCCACTGGACACTCTGCACCCTTTAGCGTTGTCTTAAGATGCATTATGCAGCCACACTTTTTGCACTGACCAGTTGCTTTAATTAAGAATGGGCATGCCTTGCAAATATCCATTCTTCTAGAAGCTTCTTCGTCTTCAACATATTCAGTTTTAGGATTTAGCAAGTCCCACGGTCTAGTTGTACCAAGGTTCTTTTTCCATTGCTGGTATGGCGTAAGTTTTTCTTCCATTAGTTGTCCCCTGGATTTTCTGGGGGAAGAAAGTTATCCCCATCTACAGTCCATCCAAAACCAATTTCATCATAATTTTTATCAGTAATGTCAATAACTACTGGTTGAGATTGAAGCCCATAAATTAACGATGCCATGATTGGATCAGAATAATTTTCTTCTACATACCATTTGTGAAAGACTTCATTATCTGTAACTAAAGCAAAGACTCTTTGAGGTCTTTGGGTCTGTTCTGTTTCAAAATTTTCTTTTTGTGTCATCTCATCCATTAGAAAATTATATCATATCAGACTGCGTTGCAGGATATTGTTGTTGAGCTGCTGGATATTAGGTTACCAGTACATGCGTCATATACTTTTGTTGTTCTAATTCTTGTTTTTTTAGACCCACACCCACCGTAAGTAATAACAGTATTTGTCTTACACCTTGAATCTCTATCTAAATACGTAGTACAATCTGTGTTTTGACAAGTTCTTGCTCTTTGCTCTTTATTGGTATCGCTTGGAACAGTGCTCCATGGTGACCAGGAACCGCATACCGCTTGGCAGCAAGCCGTATACTGTGTATAAGAAAATGTACTGCAATCTTTGTTAGTTCCTGATACTGTCCTCTCTTTTGTTCCAGATGAGCTAAGTGCAAAGGCTGCATTGCAAACGCTGTATGCTCCATAATTTGTTGTTGCTGTGCATGTAGTTGGTGGAGTAACATAACCACAACTACCGTCTACATAGGCACTAGGAGTACTAATAACTCTATCAGTACAATTATTATCATAAGACGTTGTTGTTACCCCAGTAATGTTGTTTGTTACAGTTATTGTTTTTCTACGTTTGGTTATTTTGTTTGCATAAACAGTCAGCTTACCCTCGCATGAAGCTGTGGCTGCAGATTCTTCTCCATAAGTTTCACATGGCCCTGTCGTTATTGTATCTGCAATAAAGTTTCCAAAGTTTACAAGAATTGGTGTTTCGTAGTCTACCAAAGTTCCTGCAGCTGGTTGCTGAGATAGGGCTTTGCCACCTTGTAAAGAATTGTTTGTAGCAATTAGTCCAGAAAGACTATCGAGAGTTAGCCCTGAAGATGCCAGTTGGGTTGTTACCGTGCCACTAGTAAGTCCTGAAAAATCAGGAACAGCAACCATTCCTTTAGATGAGCCATACCTAGCAACAAAACCTAACATGGCTATCCTATGCCGTCAAATCACCGATTAAAATCCAGGTATCTGTATCTCTTTTTATCAGAGTTGCTGGAGAATACCTTGCAGCAACTTTTTTATTAGAGTTTTTACTTAGAAGTGTGACCCCGCTTGCTGCGGTAAAAATTAATTGTCCAGCACCAGTTTGAATAAAGGCAATCTGAGTTCCTGTTAGAAATGGCACAGAAGCATTGGTTGGTATTGTAACAGTTACTGCTGTTGCAGAGTCAACGTCTAAAGTTCTTCCAGAATCTGATAACGATAATGTAAAGTTTGATGACTTTGTAAACAACTGGGCATTGTCTCCATAAACTCTCCAAGATCCATTAAAGTAATACTGAATTTGATTTAAGACTGCCCCATCATCTGTCTGTCTAACAAATGCAACAAGACCATTTGTTGGTGAAGTAATAACGGTATCTCTAGAGTTTGGGTTTAAAAAATTATTTACCCCAGCTTTTGCATTCAATACAGAAGCAAAGTTTACAGTATTTGTAAAATCATGGACTCCAGACCAAGAATACGGCACGGTTGTGCTTGCATATCCAGCAACTGGATACCATTTGTCGTCTGACAGATCGTATACATAAGCAACTTTTCCAACGGAATCAATTGTAGCCATTAGCTCATGTCACCGCCTATTTCTTTCCATCCAACGGTTCCGTCATAAACGTACATGGTTAGTGGGTCAGAGCCCTTGTCTACCCAGAGAGAACCCTCTGCAATAGTTCCAGTTGGAGTAGTTGTCTGATATCTTGCAACTGCAACTGGTGTCAGGCCATTAATATTAAAAGTTGGTGCAGATGAAGTTGCGTCAACCCAAACAAATCCATCTGGGATGGCTGTTTGTGCTAGATTTTGTGGGGTAGGAATTGAAGAAGAATAAACAGAACCAATACCAGTAGTTTCTAGACTAACCACACGATTAGATACAGCTTTTAAGTGTCCAGCTATAGAGTTTTCTAGAACTGCAGCCATGTTTATTGGTGGAATTTTTGTACCATAATGGTAAATTCTTAAGGCATCTTGAATGTTTGCATTTTCTGATAATTCTGGAATGCTGGTGTTATATGGCCCACTACCGCCAGCGTTATCAATATTTTCTGCCATAATCAATCACCTTCTTAAATTTTATCACAATATACTAAATTAGTGGCAGATTTCCAATACCTGCAACAAGAACAAAGTTTAAGTCTCTTACACCATTTACTTTTTGCCAAGTTAACAACGATCCAGGACTAAAGGGAATGGTCTCTGTTGCTGTTATATTAACTGGAAGATAAAGTGTAGAGCCAATTGTTGTTAAAGGAGATATTGTTATACCAGAGGATATTGGGGTTTCGTTTCTAATTATATACTGAACGTTAAAACCAGAAGTTGCTCCAAGCGCAATCTCCTCTGCGCTAAAGTAAGAAGCAATTGGAAAAAATAAACCAGTTTGTATTGTTGCAAAATTTATCCAAGCAGTTCCAGAGTAAGCTTTTAGTATTGGTGATGGGGATTGGCTAATATCTAGCCAAAACATTCCAGCTGTTGGTGTGGATGGCGCCGTAGAACTTATAGTAGTTACAGCAAGAATACCATCTATAATTTCTGAAGTTGGAGTTGCTGGAACAGTTGGGGGAATTGCTGCTATATATGTTAAAGCATATTCTGTAGGAACAACTGTCCTAGCAATTCCATCAATAAACACAACTGGTATATTGGCAAGAGCTGTGCTTGGAATAAGTCTTAATAGTTTTGACCAACCAAGAGTTCCATTTACACTGCCATACTGGTATAAAAACAAAAACTCAAAGTCGGATGGCAGTAGGTTTATATAAAGATCTTGTGGTAGCGGTGCAGTTGAAAAAGTTACAGCTACATCTGTTGGTTTTCCTGGGCCAGTAAAAATAAGACTACCACGAACTCCTGGAGCTCCATAGTCAACGTTAACGTCTACTGATGCTGGGCCACCAAAAATAGATAGAGTTTCATTCGATAATAATATGTCTACCATTAGCTTAAGAACGCCTCCGAAGCGCCAGTAATTTGTTCTGTAACAGATATTGTTCCAGTAAGAAGTGTTATCACGCTGTCATATGGTGATCCAGATTTAAAAATTTGTACGTCATAAACGTAGTTTAGGCTAAAGTCCATGTCTATTCCATTTTCTGGAAGTATGGCGCAATCAATGTAGGTTGCATCTGAAGATATTCTGGCATAGCCCTGTAGCTGATCGCTAATTCCAGACTGTCCACGCTCTGTTGACATTGTAAACTTTGCACCAGAAATTGGGTTATAGCCAGTCAAAGGGAATTGATTACCGCTAGCATCTTTCGGGTATATCCTAAATTCATAGGTGTCACCCCTGTAATATGAAATATTAAAAACTGCTGGAAATGCCATGATTCTCCTTAAACCTTGTAGACCTTGCCTTGTACTTTGATTACTGGTGGTAAGTTAGTTTTTACTGTTGAAATCTTTACGGTTGCCATTATAGAGTTCCCGCCGTGACATCAGCAGCTACCTTGATTGTTCCAAGAACTGGAGTCCAGATTATATCACCAATCTGTACTTCTAGATCAAAAGCAATCTCGGCTACTGTCTTGTTATAGCCAGCTCCCCAAGCAGAAGTAATTTCTGGCGGGGCAATAATATTAACATATCCTGACCCCTTTTCAACTGTCAAAGAGTCTAGAATATCTCCAAAATTATCATATGTTGTAGATGCAAAGTTCCAAGTACTTATGTTAAAAATAGTTGTTTCATCATTTTGAAGAAAATCTACACGCAGCCTAGCTGTATCCCCACGAACAATGTTCCATTTAACTATTGCTGGGGTATTGCCAAATGATTCAGGTATAGACATAGTCATAATATTGATTATATCACAGAAAACGTTAAAAAGACTAATACTCAGGTTGGTGGGTATGAGAGACAAACCCGAGTATTAGCCTTATAGATTATAACATATCAAACGTTATAATATCGTTATAAAGTATTTGCACTTAAAAATAAAAAGTGTGGTATATTGTTATAATTAGGTTTTAAGATATATATGATATAAAGTGTATAAGAATATAAAGTATATAGTATAGTTTATATATTATATATAATAATCACTTTTTCGTTTTAACAACTGTGACTGGTTTTGTCTGTTCTAGCAAAATATCATAAATTTTATCAACTTTTGATTCCAGTTTTGAATGTTGGTTTTCTAGTCTGTTAACCTGATCTTTTAAAGAAGATCCTCCATTAGGTCTTAATTCAGCAAAATAGTGCTTTACTAGCCACTTGATTCCAAAAGCCAGGGAACCCAGAATAGATATAATACCTACAATAACAGCCACTAAGGATTCGAGCATATTCATAATGGTTTAATTATAATAGCGTTTATGAAACATAAAAGCTCGGCGTAAAAAAGTATTTAAGTTTCGACGATTTTAAGCACGGCGATAATAGAGATACAAAACACATACCTACAAAATATGCATTACAAATGCACTATGTAGGAACAGGTGCTATAATTAATATATGGCTGATGACGTAACCTTTTTTGATCTATTTGATCCTAGCCAGCCTAGAAGTGACCAAGCGCTTATTGAGCAAAGACTAGAAATTTGCAAGGTATGTCCAGCATTCAGACCTAGAACAAAAAGATGTAGTAAGTGTGGATGCTTTATGGAATTAAAGAGTACGCTCTTAGAAGCAAAATGTCCTATCGGCAAATGGTAATATAAAATCGCTGTACGCCTCTATACGGGCTTCAAATATCAAATACGTCTTCCAGTATGCCAGATGTGTCAAAAGTCCTCAGAGAAGGCTTGTATGGCTTTATAGAGTTATATGTGTGTAATTGATAATGAGGGTTTTTGACTATCAGGAGAAATGTCCTGATTTGTACCCGAAAAATTTATATGCTTATAGCATGAAAGAAGATAGGCCCAAGGCCTATTATGTTACCAAATTGTAACTATTTCGTTACCAAATTGTTATAATATTAGTTCTTACCACATTTGCAGTTATCGCAATTGCAATCCATGATTAATCCCTATCTTTATTAATGATCAGGACATAGATGCAGATTGAGCATACCCCCAAAAATAACATCGTTGCTATATCCATGTATCTATTATACTCCTTTTGATGGATCAGGAGAAGGACCTGTGGATAACTTTGAATACCCTGGAAATCTGAAAAATATTTCAAATTAGGGAAAATCTGAATATTTGTTAGTTATGTATGATGCAGAAATTGAATAAAAAAATTTGCTTTTCTTATAGCGCACACACGCCAACCAAAAAAATAATGAGTGGTGCCAGCATTTTATTTTTGACTGGCGCCACCTTTTTATTTTTTATTTGATAATGCTTAGACTTGCCAAAGCATCTTCCGCATTGTCAAACATTTTCACAAAAGCATTTTCAGCTTTTTTGTTTTTACAAAATTCTAAAGTGTGAATTGTGTCCCAACTTTTTTTCATCTTGTAATAAGTTCCAACCTGCTTGTCGGAATACTCGCAACCCTTACAAGTCCAAATTCTCATTGCTACTGTCATTTATTTTTTTCCTTTTCTGCTATTGCGATTGTTAGTGAGGTGATAGAAGAAATAGCATTGTCGTATTCTTCCCAAGTGTCAAAGGTGAGAGTTATCACACTCTACCCCCGATACTTTTGACTAACTTAGTTAGTGATAGCAACTCACTTTGGAATTGTGGCGTAAGTTCTACGCCAAGAGCTATTGAGCTTTTGGCAACTTTTGCCATAGCGTCGTATTGTTTTTGTAATTGTAATTTATTCATTTTCTAATTCCTTTCTAGAATTCCATTAGCTCTACGCCGTAAGCGTCAAAGCAAATCTCACAGCCAAATTCTTTGGCTTCTTCTACCCAAACTTGAGTGGTGTAGTTATCGCAAATCTCGCAAATTGCTAATCTTTGTTCTTGTATTTTCATCTTGTTCATTTTTATAACCTTTCTTTCTATACTCTAAACCTATCACATACCCCCGACATTTTTGACCATTTTTAGGGTATTTTGGGCAATTCTTTTATAACAAAATTGTTATAATTCTATCGGCGTGTCGGCTTGACAAATGTCCCTGCCACCCGATAGGATAGGGAGGGGAGGCGGGGGAGGGAGGCTGGGCGACCTGTGGATAACTCTGTGGATAACTGTTTACCTAATGTTCACTAAGTAAACCCCTGAAATGTGCCAGAAATGTCTTAGGGTCGTGTTAGGCTAATGGTGTAAAGAAAGGAGTTCAGATGAACTTAGTAGAAATCAGAAAGGGTGGAATCGGAAACGGTTTCACTGTAATCAACCCGCAGGACGGCTACCGCAAGGACAACACCGTCTGGTTCGGAACTTGCTCTAACTGTAATGAAATGGTTAGCTCTAGCAGGTTTAGCTCAGAGTCTGGTTGGACTCACTCAGTAGTTGTTAGACTTATCGGAACTACTGGTAAAGAAATAAAGTCAGTAGACTACTGCCCAAAGGGTTAGTAGTTTACGCCTAACGGCGTGTCGGCTTGACAAACCCGACAAAAAATTTCCCACCCCCAGCCCTCCCCTCCCCACCCCCACCCCGTTACACCCTATATTCCCTTTATGAAGATCTATTAAAAACCCCCGAATTTATTTCCCAGAAATTACCCTGGGCCTTTTTTCTTGGAGATGTCAAGTTAAGACACGACAAAGAATCCCCCTAAATTTTGTGATAATCTACAATAGGAAAATACGGCGTTTCTGTTGTAAATGTCGGTGGTTTGTGATAGGGTTTTAGTAAGCCAAAAGAAAGGAAATAGCAAATGGACAAGATGTGTGTTTACTGCGAGAGTGTTTTCACTAGCGACACGATTGTTTGCCACAACTGTAATGAGTATGACGGAATGATGCCGTTAGAGCAAGCGATTGACTACCTAAACCTTGACCCTAACGACTATCTATAAATGTCGGTGGGGTATGCTAAGTTGGATTCTATGAAAGGAAAAAAATGAACAAAAATGAATTGCTAGAAGCTATTGAGGAAATGGAAACAGCAGAGCTAATAGAGCTTGTTGGTATCAAGACAGGATTTGATAGACTTGGGTCTTATGCTTATGCTTTATCTTTATTCTGGCACTTGTCAGACAACAAGCTAAAGAGTAAGATTGTAAAGATGATAGATGAGGAGAGCAACTAATGACTGAGGAAATGTTTGATGATTGGCTAGATGAAGTTTACCTGCCTTATCACATTGAGGCGATAACCTTGCGTCCCTCGCAAATACTAAAAAATTGTGACCCTATCGCTTACAGAATTGCGTTATCAGAATGGGAAGATAGAGAAGAAGAATGGAAAGACTACCTTGACAACAAGTGAATTGGAAATGTTGATTTACCAAATTGACCTAATGCTAACCGAAGATGTTGGCGAATTGTTTACAACACCAGAGGAGAAATAAATGGGACACATCTTTTCTTATGGAATGGATGACGAAGTTATGCGTTGCGAAGATTGTGGCGTGAACATTTTATCAGACAGGGCTAAAATACTTTGCCCTTATGCGGAGGAGAAATAAATGGAATGGATAATTGGAATTGCGATTGTTGCGTTTTTGATTGTTGTGTTTGTTGTTATTCAACTAATAGGAATTTTATTTTTGTTAGATGAAAACAGAAGAATTAGCGAAGAGCTAGAAAAAAACTCACCGCCGTTTTGATTTGACAAACGCCCCGAAAGGGGCCCTGGGGCTTTTTCTTGATCTTGTCAAGTCTAATTAAGAGGTGGGTTAAGATCCCCCCAAAATTTCCTGGCGTGTCGGTATCACAAATGTCGGTGGCTAATGATAATCTTGTTTTTATCAAACAGAAAAGGAAACCAATGGACTACTACGCAATTTATTCAGACCTAGCAAAAAAGGCTACCTTTGGTCAGGTAGAGCAAGCAAGCAAGTGGTATGTGGACGCCGAGAAGGTTGCCCATGAGGTAGCTAGAAACTTAGACACTTATCTTGAAGTTGGTGCAAGTGTTGTATCTGCATTCTCACCTAGAGAGCGTTGGACTACCAATGTTGCTAAGGCTATTGCATTCTCACTTGGCAATGATGTTGCAGGATTCAAGAACAACATGGTCATGGCTAACAATTCTTTGACACTTGGCTTTGGTGCATTGAAAGGTCTCAAGACTAATTCATTCGCTAAAGCTATTGCAGGTGATGAGCAGGCTGTTGTGATTGATGTTTGGATGTTGAGAGCTGTTGGAATTGAAAAGAAAACACCTAACCAGTCACAATACAATGAGCTAGCAAGTGCAGTAAAAAAAGTTGCATTTGATTTTGGCATGACACCTAGAGCAATGCAGGCTTTGATTTGGATAATGATTAGAGGTAGCGGTGAGTAGCGAACACGTTATGCTTATAGCGCTTGTTTGGATTCTTGTGTTATATTTCGCAGGCCAGTGACTTGACAAGTCCCCCGAAAGGGGCCCAGGGCCCGTTATCGGATCGTTATAAACTATTTTAAGAAAGAGTGTTTTTTATCCCCAAAATGTCGGAGGGTAATGATAAGATAAAGTTATGAAATTAGATAGAACTAACGAAGCCAGACGCAAGGCAGAAAGCCAAGCGTTGTTTCAGCTTATGCTAAAGGCCCCTCACTTGGTAGCAACCCCAAAGAAATACAAAGGCAGCCGTCAGTCTACTAAGGCTAAGGCAATAAAGGAGAGCGAATGATTTTTCCAGGCATGATTCACTATGTATGCGAAGACTGTAACAAGGCTGTTCACTCTAATACAGTCTATGGTTATCTACTCAAGAATGTCTGTGGTAGATGTTATGCTATTTATGCTAATCACCCAACAACAAGAAAGGTGTCAAGCAATGGCTAAAACACGCATAGAGATTACTTATGAGAATGGTGATGTTTATAGTGCAGTTGGTTATTTTGATACCCTGAAAGATGCTAGAGCTTATGCCAAAACAATGAGAATGAGGAAAGTAGCTGAAGAATTCAGAATAAAGAATAGCCCAATACATAGGAGTTCAAAACTTTATAGACAGCTGGTAGATAGCGGAAAGATAGTAAAGGGTTCAACTATCACCAGAAGCAAGGCTGATAAGCTACTGAAAGAGCTACAGCTATTCTAAAAATGTCGGACGGTAATGCTAAAATAAAATCAACAAGAAAGGTAAAACAATGCCAAAGTATAATGTAGCAGTTCAATTATCAGGTAATGACGGTAATGCGTTTGCCGTAATGGGAGCAGTCAAATCTGCCCTCAAAAAAGCTGGAGCAAGTAAAGATGAGCTTGACCAGTATCTAGCAGACTCAATGTCTGGCGACTATGACAACCTATTGCGAGTAGCAATGGAATGGGTAGAGGTAGCCTAATGTTAGGACAACTAAGCATACACTTTTGCGATACCTGTAATGAGTTTGGTATGGTGTCGGTAGTAGATGGTAAGCTAATGGTTCAGTATTGTGATTGTGAAGTAGAAACCGTAGAAGGAGAATAGTAATGGGATACGCAACAGCAGTTGGACTTACAGATACAGACCTAACACTATCAGACCAAATTAGTATTCACTTTAGTAGCAATTGTTATCCGCCAATTCCGAAGATAATGATACCTGTAGCAGTAGCAGCTATTGACGCTTATTGGGAAGATGACTACAACCGTCTAATCGAATTACCGTTTGATGGAGTAGACCGTAATGGTAATCCGTTCCAAGTTCGTTGGCGTGATGGCTCAACAAGTGTGTCTGCCTCACAAGCAATTCAGTCGCTAAGACTTGACGCTTGGTGTGTAGATGACTATGAGGATGAAGATTGATACAGGGCATCCATGTTCTGATGATAGCTTTCTTTATCGCAATGTTGTTTGTGAGAGAGTAGGTTACCCCGAAAGGGGCCCAGGGCAGATCCTAGGTCAAAAGTCAAGCTTAAGAAGATAACAATTTTGCCCCCGAATCGTTATAAAACTTTTTGTCATAAACACTTGATAATGTCGGTGGTATCCGCTACAATGGGGGTATCAACAAAAGTTGGTAATCAAACAAGTAGAAAGAAGCAAAAAATGGAAAACACTCTAACTGTTGGCTCACAGTTTACAACCGCTAAGTCTGGCGTATCAGGCACAATTCAGGAAGTCGTAGCAAACAAGAACGGCACTTTTCGTGTTCGCCTTGATGTTGCTGGACAGCCACGCTGGACTACTGTAAAGAAGTAATCTAGTTATTCGTTAGTGGCGTTAGACTACATAAAAGGGTGAATCAGAGTCTATTTGAGAACCCCTGCCACTTTCACAAATGTCGGTAGTATCCGATACAATAGAAACACCAATAACCCAAAAGAAAAGGAAGCAATAAACTATGGCAAGAACAATGTCCGTAAAAATCCCAGTAGCAAGTCTAATCTCAGACATTGAGGCAAGTATCGCTAAAATAGACGAGGCAGTCGCAAACTATGCGGCAGAGGCAAATGCTTACAGAGATGAAATGGTTGCGTATGACAAGGCTCTTATCGCAAAAGCGATTGAGGCACTATCAAACCCAAACAACATTGGAACAGAACACAACTCTCCAATTCGTATTCAGAGAAACTCTTATCGTAATGATGTTTCTGTTGAGTTTGACCCAGAGGCACTTGGTTTCCCAAGCAAACCAGAAGAGCCAGTCAAGCCAAATCAGAAAGAGTGGTTTGGAAGAGAACACCAGACACGCAAGCAAATCCTAGAGCGTAATCTAAAGGTGTTGCGTATGACTACACAGGAAGAAGTTTCTGCTAGTTCATACTCGTCTGTAATGGAACTAATCTAAAGTTTCCTACACGCCTCTATTGGTGAGGCATACAGGAATAACAACCTGAGCAAGTTGTAAAACTGCTTCCCTTCCCCCTCAAAGCTGAAGATCGCAAGATCACAAATACTGCGGGGGATAAAAGGGGCCAGGGCATTCTTGCCCCTGCCCTCCTGTTTACGAAGTCCTTTAAGAATCTCCCGAATTTTTTCCCAAATACTATTGATAATGTCGGTGGTTAGTAGTAAAATAGAGCTATCAATGAAAGGAAACTAATGTCATACGACGAAATCAGAAACATAGGCTATGTATCATTTGATGGAAACTATGGAGCAGAGGCAGACTTGCTTGTGTTTGATAGCGATGTCCTGACCTTGCAGCAATGGGAAACTCTTGGTGAGGTAAGCGACAACGATAGGTATGAGTATGTTCAGGCTATCTTTGCTGGCAAAGACTTATCTCAGTGGGAGGGCTAATGTTAGACCTAATAGAAATGGATTACAGGATTGAGGAGTATACCAATGAGGCTAAGGGTATTGCTTTTGATACCTGCCATAAAATCTACGTCTTGATGGATGATGAGCAGGTTACCCTTATGCGTGAGTATGGCTATGAGAAACTAATTACAAGCGATGAGATGAACGGTGATGAGCTAAGACAGCAGGTCATGGATTGGTATCACGAGTCTTGTGGACTTAGGTTTATCAATGCCGTTTCAAGTGATAAAAGTTTTGGTGACGATGGTTGGGTCACCATTATTGGTCAGGGTGAGGATTCTGAGGACGACGACGAATAATGTCGGTGGGTGCTGATAAAATGGAAGAAAGAGAGGAAACAATGAGCGAAACAAAAACTTGGCAAGTAGAGTATTCAGCTACTTATTGGGTAGAAGCAACAAGTGAAGAAGAAGCTATTGACCTAGCGATTGAGCAACATTCTGATTTGCCTAATGGTGATTGGTCTGCCTTTATTGAACAACAATGGGGCAAACGATAATGTCAGTAGGTAGCGTTATAATTATTGAGTGTCCTAGACACGAAGGCAATTTCGATTGTACACCATTCTGTAATATTTGCGAAGGAGAACAGGAATATAAATGGGAACCAGAGGACTAACTAAAGTAATCAAGAACGACAAGATTGTAGTAGCGCAGTATGGCCAATGGGACCACTATCCAAGCGGACAAGGCCTAACAGCGCTAAGATTCCTGCGGGATGAAGCTAACGTAGACAAACTAGATAAAGGTCTTTACTGGCTCTATGAGGTAGACAGCGACGACGTTTCAAAACTTGTTGAGCGTAGTGGCGAGGAAAACTTTGAAACAGCTTATCCAAGTCTTATTAGAGATACTGGTGCAGAAATTCTTGAGATGATAGCTAATGCTAAAGGTGCCCTTCCAGTTTTCCTGGATAGTGATTTCGAAAAGGATGAGCTATTTTGTGAAGGCGTCTTTACAGTAGACTTAGACAAGAAAAGATTCATCACAAAGACTGATGAAGGCATAACGACATTGCCACTTGATTCGCTAAGAGCGGTTAGTGATGAAATGTATCTGGAGCAGACAAGGTGCCCAGTACATGCATACCAAAAAAATGAAACAGCTGTAGCCTAAAGCATGTTGGCCTAACCTTACTTCCTTTCTGTTAGGTCAACCGTCCTGGACATGACGTGAAACTGTCTACAAAAACGCCCTGGGCAGATCTTGATCCTAATGTCAAGTTTACGAAGGCCTTTAAGAATCCCCCAAAAAATCACCTAAAAATAAGCTTGACAAATGTCAGTGGTTAGTGAGATAATGGTCTTATCAAATCAAACACTAATGAAAGGCAATACAAATGGCACATTTGCTAGAATCAGTAAACGGAGAAACAGCTTTTGCTTCTCTTCGTGAGCCAGCTTGGCACGGATTGGGAACAGTCTTTGACGAGGAAGTTTCAACTGCTGAAATGCTAAAGTTGGCTAAGCTAAACAGTTGGGATGTTCGCCTAGAAGACATCGAGATTCCTAATCAGTTTAGTTCAGACAAGAGCTATTCTTTTGTAGTTAGAGATAACCCATTTACATTAGGCAACAAGGACATTCTTGGTGTCGTTGGTGAGCGTTATGTCCCTCTTCAGAATGAAGACCTGTTTGACTTCGCCGACAACTTGCTAGATAATGGTGGTCGTTGGGAAACAGCAGGCTCAATCAAGGGCGGTCGTGTTGTCTTTGGTGCTTTGGCATTAGAGAGAGAAACTGTCATTGACCCTAATGGCGTTGGCGATAAGGTAAACACTTATCTTCTAGTGAACACATCTCACGACGGGTCTGTGGCAATTCAGGCTTCTATCACTCCAGTTCGTGTTGTATGCGCTAACACTCTAAACCTTGCTCTTGGCAATCGTGGCAGAAATGGTTCTGTCAAGCAGTCATTCAAGATTAGACACACACAGACAGCAAGTGGTAAAGTTCAGATTGCTCGTGAGGCTCTCGGACTTGCTAACGCATACATTGACGAGTTTAGCCTAATGGCAAACAAGATGATTCAGACTGAGGTCAGCAAGAAGAAGTTTGATGAAATTGTTTTGGCATTGTATCCAGAGCCAAAAGATGACAGCAAGAAAGTGTCAGCAACTAAGTATGCTAACAAGATTGACCTCATCAACGACATCTATGTTGGTGATTTCAATAACACAATTACTGGAACAGCGTGGGGTGTTGCCAATGCCCTAACTGAAAGATTGGACTGGCACAGAACAGGTCGCAAGGGTAAGACAGAATCTATCCTTGCTTCTGCTTCTGGCTTTGACCCAATCACAAACGCAGAGAAGAATAGAATCTTCAAGGCGGTTCAGTTGGCAACAGCCTAAAAATAAAACACCTGAGCAAGTGTGAAAACTGCTCCCCTTTTGGGCCCTGGGCTAGCTTGACATAATCATTATTTATTTAACAATACTTTTTTACCTTTAAGAACACTGATTTATTTTCCCCGAAATCCTTGATAATGTCGGAGGGTATCAGTATAATATACCTATGAACGTAAAAATGATTGATACAGAAAAAGCACAGATCCTTCTAGGTATGACTAAGGAAGAGCATTGGGTTGCTCCTTCTGCTGTTGTCAATACCCCCAAAGGATTAGCAGTCGTATGCTATGAAGGCGTAGGCTGGTTCGAAGACGAGGGTATGTATAAGATCCTTGTTGGAGATGAATACAATGACTGGACAAAGTCTATCACTAAGAAAGAGCTGTTCACCATTATCTCTAATGAGGAGACCACTCTTCACAAAATGATTGATCCACATAATGATCGGACTAGATCTAATCTATGGATTTGGGAGAATCAAATCAAGGATACCCCACAAAATGTCGTAGGGTCAGACTATAATGTAATCAAGAGAGAGGTGGCAGATGTCATTGTATAAGGTGCAACGAGAATATACTAACTGGGAAGAGATTACAGTTGAAGCTGAATCAGAAGAGGAAGCACTGTCTCAAACAGAAGATGACGAAAGTCTTTGGGACTACGCTGTAGACGTAAACTCATATAACTATACTGGTGAGACATGGGTAGGAAAATACTGATGAGTAAAGTTATTAGAACTAGTATTAGTTTTGACTATTACCCTGAAGAAGATGAGCTTATGTCTGAGATGACTGAGGAAGAACAGATTACCTATTGTCGTGAGATGATGGTTGATGACATCTACAGCTTTGTAAAGTACAATGAGGTCTTTGAGGCCGTAAGTGTGGAGGTAGTAAATGAGTAAAAAGCATAGTCATTATTTTATGTATGGAGCCTGCATTCATTGCGGTAAGGCAGTCAACAAAGGTCTTGGTGTGGATCTATACCAGGGGAAAAAAGTTTAAGAACCCTCTTGACAAAACCCCAGATTTACGATACCATTTATTATAACCCTAAAAGAAAGAAACCCTAAATGCATGTATTGCAATATATAGCAGTGGTGGCAGACACTAGCGATGAAGCATTCCGCACAGTCAAAGAAGGACTTGAATCGGAATTGGGCAATGACCAGTTTGCAACAAATTCTTGGTTTGATTGGTTTGTAGCTGGTGGAGGCAGATTCAATCCTACTGCTGAAAGCCCTTATGAAGAAGACCAAGCTATGATTATTTCATACGACGAAGACCCAGCTGGTTATCTGGCTACGGTTGATAGGATGATTAGTAATCGCATGGATGAGTTTCTTAGCTACCGTGAACAGCTTCAAAGCAACGGGATTGACCTTGAAGCTAAATTAGATAACTATAGAGGTGTTATGAACTATGACTTTGAGTTATACCCCCTAAAGAAAATGATTGACATGATTCAAGGTGAGTGGGACATGAACTCATACTTTTATGACATGAATAGCGCAAGCACCAATCCTGACCATATGCATAAAAACATTGACTTAGGCAACAAAAACTGGTATCTTATACCTGTGGACTTTCACTTTTAGGAAGGAGAGAATAATGACAATGAATGAACTTATGACACAAATCTTGGCAATCCTACCAAACGCTGTATTTGGCGAAGAAGACAATGGAGAAATCCTAATTGCAACAGGCCTTGTTGAAGCTGAAGCTGGCAGTAATCTAGTAGAGCTAGACTAATAAGATGAATATAGATACAAGATACGTAACAGGTAACCTAGCCAAAGATGTACAGTTCCTAAAAGATAATCTTAGTATTGAGGATGCTGATATGTTCAAGGCACAGGTTCAGTTTATAATGTCGGTAGGTAATGATAGAATGAAAACCCAAGAGCAGGAGAAACCCGAATGACATACACAGAATACCAAGGCTGGACTGAATGGGAAAAGAAATTCAAACCTATCAAGAATCACTTTAGAGACCCACAGCACGAAGAGATTGCTTTTGAAACCTATGGTGAAGAGTGGGAGTTTGTAAAGTCCCAAGACCCTAAGTATGTTTGGACTAATATCCAAGGGGATATGTCAGACCTGATTGTTGCTGGATTTGCTTTTGTGAATAGATTACAATACTACATCACAGAGATACCTTGGCAAAACGAGGATGACTATGTCTTGCTATCAGTGGAGACAGAGTGTGAATGCTACAACGAAGAAGGCTATGAAGACGGAGAGATGGGCAAGGCTGATTGTCCAGAATGCGAAGGATACGGATTGGTGACTAAGTATGTTGGCGAGTAGAAGCAAGAACAAAGATAAGACTGAGATTATCTATGACCTAAATATCTACCAGCTGGAGGAGCTAGACGCTGATGGTGAGTATCGTCATATGGGCCCATGGTACATACATGTCTATGAATACGATGGTAAAACTACTGAAGAGGTAACGGCACCCATAGAGCTCACTCAAGAGGAGTATGATAGTCTTCTTAGGGATGACTCATACTATGATGAGGTAGACGTCTGGTATGGCCTACAGGGCTTTGCATTTGAGAAGTGGGGCCTGCTCAGCGATCGTCTCAAAATGATATTCGAAAGCCTGCCCAAGTACAAAGAAGAAGTTTTGTTCTAGCGCTTGACAATCAAATAGATTTCCTGTAAAATGGAATGGCAATAACAATAAAACAACAACCCTCAAAGGAGAAATACAATATGGCATCAAGGAAGAAAACCCCAGCACTAAAGACATACCCATACCTTGAAACTTGGGACACCCGTTATGGCATGAGTCAGCGAGTCGTCCTTCGTAAGGGAGGTAAGTTTATTGATAACACCTCTCTTACCGCACTGAAGCAAGGGGTTAGGGTTTCCTCTCGCTAGTGTAAGTAACAGGTGGGGGATACAGGCGGGTCTTGTATCCCCCTTCCGTTTCTGGTATAATGAGAGGACTTATGAGAAGAATCCAGACAGAAGAAGAAAAAGCGGCAAAGAAGTTAGCAACAATAGTTTCAGATGTAAGATTAGATTTAGATGAAATTGGCGGTCATTTAGCCAATCTTCCAAATGTTGCTTACAGAAGATTATCGGAAATTGTAGATTCAGCGGAATACGAGAAAGAGAGTAAGTATGACAGAGAACACATCCCACACCTTTTCTAGTAGATGTGAGATTCTTGGTGAGCTATGGCTTGACTATCGTGAAGACGAACAGTTCAAGGACTTTATAGATTATAATGATTTAGGTTTGCCACTTGCTTATGCGATTGACTCAGAGATTGTTCAGGCAACAGAAATAGCAACTCAGTATGTAGATGAAACTTTTGATTTGTTTACTCAGGCATTGGGCGTAGAGTCAGACTATGAATGGACAAGTCTAAACCAAATGCTAGAATACGCTAGAGATACAGGAACATTTCCCGAATAAAATAATTGCTTAGCCCTCACGCCAGAAGGATCTGGCTGGGGGCAAAAGTAGCCCTGGGACATCCTTTATCAAATACCATATCAAATAATAGTATTAAGAACACCTTAATATTTTTCCCAGATTCTAGATCATTACGATCTCCAAATATTATTTCCCAAATCAGGTATATATTCTTATATGTGTACTATGGGTATTTGTGTATCTTTTATATACCCCGAATTTTATAGGGCGAATAACCAAATAGTATTTATCCTATTACTATATACCCATTACGATCCCTAAAAAATTTTTCCCAAAATGTAGGGGTATAATTAAACTATGAGTCCTAGAGGTTTCTATAGTAAAGAGTTAATAACTCCACACTTCACTTCATCTGAGTATTTGACATCAGATAGAGCTAAGGTTGATGCAGAGACTATGTATAAAATAGATAGGACATTTGCTAGTCTTGTTAAATACCCTGGACAAATCGCAAAGCGATTGTATATTTGGGCCCTTTTAAAAGCAGGGTATCTAAAAGACATACACCATTCCTCCTAGTATAATACATTACGATCGCTTGATATATTTTCCCAGAAAGTGGATATGTTTATACAAATAAGATAAACATTATTTGATATTTGTTAATAAAATAGGCATATTATCCTATGTTTTTATATGTGGAAACCTACAAAGATTATAACAATTTGATAACATATTTGGATATCAGGATTTGACAATTTGGTCAAAGTATGGTATAGGGGGCCTTCCGCTAAAAAATTTGATTACGAACGCCTTCTTAAATGGGGCCAATTACCCATATACAAATTCCAATATCCACATACTAAGATATACAAATAGGATTAGTAAGATATATTATCCACAGATGTGTATAACTTGTGTATAACTCTGTGTAAAATTTGGGGTATTTAGATCAGGCATATGGGGTTATTGGGGATATGGGGATATCGGTATTTGGCTATTTGGACATAGCAAAACCCCTAGCAAGCTTATGTATTCTTACTAGGGGTTATTGTTATACTAGGGATTAAGAAGATCTCTTGACATACCCCGAAAGTTTGATACAATTGATAGATGCATCCTAAATGTGGAACTAAAGCTGGTCATGACGACCATAGGCGTAAATATCTAGATGAGTTCTGTCAACCCTGTGTAGAGGCTATGAGAGCCTATTGGATAGAGTATAGGAAGCGTCCTGAAAAGAAAGAACGTATCAAAAAGTATAACCGTACCAATAGAAACATTAGAAGTGGCACTAGGTTTAAGAAGCTAATCAAGCAAGGATTTGATATCCAAAGAGACTTCTTCTCTGCATCTACGGTTATAATGACTTATGGAACTGTCTGTCATTTGTGTAATTATGAGGTTGATTTAGATGCCCCCAGAGGTGTGGGTCAGCCTGGATGGGAAAGAGGTCTTCATATTGACCATGTCATTCCATTGTCAAGAGGCGGTCATGATATCCTAGAAAACGTAAGGCCCTCTCATGGTCAGTGTAATATCAAAAAGCACAACAGATTGGATTATGTCCATTCTTTTTAATACTAGCTATTTAACACCCTGTATAATAATACTATGATCCCCAAGATAATCTGGCAAACTCACGAGTGGGACTATGAGGACCTACCTTATGATTACAAGATGGCTTCTTTGACCTGGAGAAATCTAAACAAAGACTGGGACTATAGGTATGTGAGCAAAAAAGACAGAGAAAAAGATATAAAAGAATACGATAAAAGTCTTTTAAAATTTTACAATAGCTGTGATGGAATAACCCAGTCAGATATCTGGAGATATGTAGCCCTATACCTTCATGGTGGGGTTTATGTTGATATGGATACCCATGCTTGTGGAAGGTTGAACGAAGTTGTCTCTGAATTTGACGAGAGCAAAGAGTTTTTTTGTATGCCAGAATTTTATATTGATGGCAAAAAGAGAGTAGTGACTGGAACACATGCCGCACCTAAAAAATCGAATACATGTAATAATATTATTAAAGATATCTGTTTAGCCAAAGATGAGAGAGCCCTTTTAGAGGGGTGGGTCTTTAAAGACGATGAGGAAAAGCTATTTATAGGCTGGAGTATTATAAGTGACTGCATACTAAAATATGAAAATAGTATAGGGTTTAACTTTATAGACCAGGTTGTTAGGCATTGTCCGACTGGACAAATATTTGAATATGAGCCAGATCTTTGGGTATTTTTTGATAAGAACTGGTTTTTATATAAAGATTTGTTCGAGATTAAATAGCCTACTGCGGGTTGTTAGATACTTCCCAATCTTTGGCATACCCATAGCAGACCCCACCAGTGGTCATATCCCAGACAGCGATCTCTCCTAGCTGTAGGTATTTGACCTGAGTTGGGGATGTAATGTGGAATAGCCACTTACCCTCTGGGATAAGATATTCTATGTCAGAATTGCTCATTCGGTTAATGTATGTATCTTTCTTAGCTGTAGCAAATTGACTCATATATAAATTATACAGGGGATACTAGAGGATGTCAAGCACCTTGTGCTTGTATTGTTCTCTTATTTACCGCCGAACTTTTCGCCCGAACTTTATATTAATTAAATAATTAGGATAAAACTATAGATGCAGTACCAGCCGTAGGTGCCCACCCGTTGCCAACCCAGTAAGACATTTCAGCTCCCTCAAGACCTATCAATCGATCTGGAAAGTCAAATTCTAGAGTATCAACCGAAAGAGCAACTATCCCAGGTGCTGTTGGGCCAAACTGAAGTGCTTCGCTAATGGGGTAAGTGCCAGCCAGTGGCCCGCCTTCAATAACTAAGCTATATGCAATTGGGTTAGCAACAATGTCAGCCCACTCTGTTTCTGGCTCAGGGTAGATCGTGGAAGGTAAAATAAATTTACCTCCAAAAGCAGTTAGCCAGTTAGTAGTTGGACCAACAAGTGCGGCGGGTGGTGCCGTATACTCAAAAATAGCATACGAAACTATGGTCCCAACATTTACCAAAGTATTAGCTAGTTCGGCCTGTGCAGCTACCGTGCCATCATTACCCTCAGTTGCCCCGAAAGTTGTTGTGCTTGGGCCAGGAATCAAACCAACACTCTCAAGTGCTTCTAGTGCTTGTGAGGCAGTAAGGCCAATCAGCATCGGAACAGCGACTCTGTTATCTTCAGCTCCTGAGCTACCAATAATTTTGCCACCCATTGACCAGAGACTGCCGTTGGCCCCAGAGTCTTCTCTTGGCCCTCCATAGGGAGGTAGTACGGTACGTTTAATTTCCATAAGGATATTGTATCATTTCTTTAGCTGTTGTCTCTTATTTCACGGATATCTGCGAAGATCTCGTCGCTAGGCCACTGCCTCTTGTGAGAGTAGTCTGTCTCTCCGCTTCCGTCTGGAAACCTAAAGAAGATCATTGTTATAAACTCCCCATCTTTAAAAACTTTATGAGGTCTCCAGTGTGGGTATTCATTAGGGTTAAATATAATAGCCTTATTATCTTCCATTTCAAATACTGTTGTGTCTACGCCAAGCCCCCACGAAGTATTTGATTTATACTGATAATCAATTATTAGGCTGTTATTGTCCCCATCAAAATGTGGGGGAAGGTTCGGCTGTCCGTATTTACTGTTATATTCTGCAAATACCCCAAATATTGAGTTTAGTTCTTTACCGACTAGATGGGCCACTCTTTTTTGTATGGCATTATTCATTTCATAAAGGTTTGGGACCATGTAAAGAATTCTTCCTAATACAACATCTTCCTTATCAATTTCTTTATTATTTGCATCACGCTCTATCATCTCAAGTTCTTCTGGCAAAAGAAAGTTTGAAATTTCATAGACATTTTTCATAATTTAAGCAACATCCTCGGGGCCTGGCCAAACAGTGTCTCTGCATGAATTACAAAAAAGGGTTGGACCATTGGTGTAGCCAATATAAGCTTGGCACCCAGCTACCTTAATTACACCATCATTCTCCATCTTCTGGAGATCTGGCGTCCTATGTGCATAAACTATTGGTACCATAGTCTTTTGGCAGGTAGGACATTCTTGAGTTAAAACCATACACTAATTATAGTGGGTCTTTTAAGATACCCTTGATTTTCCCCACTCAACCTTAAGCCAAAATCTTTCATGGATGTAATACAGTACAAAGTTAATAAGATTTGATACTAGAGATAGGGAAGCCGCAAACTCCCAGCTGTTAGTCATGACAAACCCAACTGCAAATGTCACAAATATAGCTATGAGTCTCCAGGTTATGGACTTAGCTAACGAACGTTTTTTGCTGGCCACTATTACTTGATCTTTACGAACTTAGACCAGATACGCTCGTGGATGAAGTATGCTACAGCTTCCCAGGCAATGTATACAAGTGCTCCCAGAGTGGCATACTCCCATTCTCCTGTGATTATGTAGATTACTCCTGCTATAATAACAAGGTGAACAAACTCCCAGCTAAGGGTCTTGACTAAACTTCTTTTAGTGCTTTCCATGTTTTATCTTTCTCTTATGTCAATTATACTATACTTCAGAGCCATTGTCAATTGCCTAACTTATACCCTGAAAATACTGCTATAATTTAAAGCAGGAGGTCATTCAAAATGACATTAAAATCTATCTATGATATTGAGCTAAATTCTGCAGACGGAGAGTCAGGCTTTTTACAGCAGTTTAAGGGCAAGGCCGCTATTGTGGTCAACACTACTGTCGGATGCGGAAATGCCAACCAAATGGAAGTTTTGCAATGGCTACAGGAAAAGTACGGTGGCCAATACTTTCAAATTATTGCTATTCCAACAAATGATTACTGTGGGCCAGGTATCACCTATGGCAAGTGGTCTCAAGGAATTACCTGTGGACTAGATTCCGCAAACTATGGCAAAGATGTTTATGGAACTACTTTCCAATTTTCTGAAATGGTTTCTTCTATCCCTAGTGGCGGTGTCAGCAAGCAGCTCAACGTAGAGCCAGGACACAATGGTCTAAACCAACCTAATGGTGATCCACACGAACTTTACCTGACAATCAAAGATCATCAAATGACTGCAAAAAGTAAGATAGAAGAAAGCGGCCTTGACCCAGAAACAATGTTTAAGGATAAGTATTATTCTTACTGGCTAAACATGGGGTTCTATAATGGAGACCAGATGGGTGGCAACTTTGAGAAGTACCTAATTGACAAAGACGGATATGTTCACAAGCATTATCAGTGCACAACTTTAAATATTGATGTTGAAAAAACTGTTAAAGAGGCAACAGCTGATTCTGGTGGCAAGGTTGGCATTGGGCCTGGTCGTTCTAAAAAAATCTTTGAAGAAGAGTGGGCTATCATTTGCCAGGATATCGAAGAGCTAATAGCTGGTAAGAGATCTATCGTAAATCCAGCTCTATCTTCCAAGTAGGTCTCGAACCCACTGATCTAAGCCATACTCAATTATTAGCCTATCTGCCTCATCACTTACAATAAAAGGTAAGGCTACTACAAATATAAATAGGATAGCTACAATCAATAGTCCAATCTTTATACTGTCTTTAATGATTTGCTTATCCATATTAGTCTACAAATATCTCTTCTAGAATTTCAGCAATTTCTGCAGATTCTAGATCTTCGTCTGTTAGTCCTTCGGCATGAAGGCTTGCCATTTTAGCCATTTGTTTCTCCTAATGTATTTTTTCCTGGAACCCATAAGACGTCTCCTACGGACTTATTCTCATACCTAGCTAATACAAATAGTAGGTCTGATAGTCTGTTTAAATATTTTGCGGTTAGTTTACTTACACCCTCGCCAAATTGGTGAATAGCATTCCAGGTAAGTCTTTCTGCACGACGAGCTACAGTCCTAGCAACATGCAGGTTGGCAGATGAGGCAGTTCCTCCAGGAATAACAAAAGACCTGAGAGAATCCAGCTCTGCATTGAATCTGTCTATCTGGGACTCAAGGTTGCTAACTTGGCCCTCAGTAACTCTCAGAGGCTCTACAGGAGGATTATCTATCACTGGTGTACATAAGTCTGCTCCTACATCAAACAGGTCATTCTGTATCTGATTAAGGATATTCCTAACGTCTTGGTTAACTACATGTAGAATGGCTACTCCGATGACAGAGTTGGCTTCGTCTACCGTGGCAAAAGCCTCAAGTCTTGGATCATTCTTTGATGTACGACTCATGTCCCCCAAAGAGGTAGTGCCATCATCACCAGTCTTAGTATAAATTCGAGTTAGGTTTACCATTAGTGTCCCGTCATCGAACGCCAGATTGTAACCAACAGATCGTTAGATGCAAATAGTGCAAGAAGGCTAAAAGCAACCTGGAGGTAGGGCGTGGTAGCCTCTATCCAGCTTTGCTTCTTAAAGTCTTGATATTCAATAATTGCATCAAACTTATCTGTTATTGTTTTCATGGAAATCTTACTTCTCCGTTATCTGCAAAGACTAGCCCTAGCGAATCTCCAGGATTCAAGTATACACCATCAATGCCTGTTTGGGCCCATCCCCATGCCCCAGTGATTCCAAGGGGAACTGGAACAACCTGATGTTCTTTTACAAGGACACCCCAGTAAGACTCGGCTGGCGGCATACTCTCGCAAGTCTCTGCTGTGGCATCTGGAAGATTGTTTAACCTACAAAGGATTGCTTCGCCGTATTCTACAGTTCCTTCTGTGGTAAACCCAGCGGTAGACAATAGATCCAAGGCATTAGTTTTTCCATTTACCGCAATACACTCTTCAATCTTTTCATTATTTTTAAGTGTCCCATAGTCTACATAGACATTAACACAGTCCGCATTGACATTATGAAATACAATTCCAGTTGTCAGAATACCCAGAACTGCTCCAATTGCTATAGTTGCCTTATTCATTTTGTTTCTTCCTTAATTAGTTTTAGTAAATCGTTTAGGTCCATGTTACCAAGATTATCTTCAAGCAATTGAATGATGCGTTCTTGCTCTTCTTGCTTTACCTTGGCAATATTCTGGATATGCATAGAAACCCGATCTTGTGGGTTAATGGATTGGTTGTTAAGCCAATGATTGTTAAAATAATCGTCGATTCCATCATCAGTATTTGTCATACCTATATTGTACAGGATATGGGGATGGATGTCAAGTAAAGGTTAAGATACCTTAGAATAAAATATCCTTTAAGAAGGCAGTATTTCGTAGAAACCAGACATGTCAAAGTGGGCGGTATTATGTGCCCAGCTGACAGGAGTGTTGTACTTCCAAGCAAGATCAGTAGTGCTGCCTGAGTAGTAAAGCTTTGCTTTTGCATTTGGCCCCTCAGCCACAATGTCTACGATAGAAGCAATGTGATACCTAGAATCAGTATTGGGGTTGTGTAGAGTTCCTCCACGAGAAGTAAAGGTCTGTCTTGGCTGGAATGGTAAATCAAACTGATACTGGCCAGTACCTAGGTTTGTATAACCATTGAATATTACGCTCACACAGAAAAATACCATGTTGCCGATGCGATTGTAGTTTCCAGTAGCAGTGATTCCTGCAAGCGTTCCTGAAGCATCTGTAAAGTTAGGGTTCCAAGATCCGTTTGACTCAACAGCATTGCCAGAACCACCACTAAGTCTAGCCATTAGTGACCAGCCTCTAGGTTAGTCTTTATAACTGCAACCTGAGAGCTGTTTGTGTTAGTGATTGCATATAAGGCATCTGTTCCTGGAAGCTCAAAAGAAATAGCTGATCCAGGACTTAAGCGGTATCCATAAGAAGAACTTGTTACACCTTCTCCACCAATATAAACATAGGCAGAGGCGTGAATATTCTGAATGGTAACGTCCATTCCAGAGTGAACTCCATTAGGAGTTAAAAGGGTAGCAGCAGAACTGCTAAGAGTGATTAGAGAGTGAGTAGTCATGATTTTATTATAGCATTATTTAATTATTTGTTTCAATTATTCTTGTATAAATAACATCACTATTAGAGTTATCTTTTGCCCAGTCGCTTATAGAAATTATCTCAGTCCTGTCCCCTGGCTTACCACCAGCATGAATCATCTCGTCAGGGCCTATATAGATTCCAATGTGGTAGGCACTTGAATGGTTTTGGTAATTGAATGACACTAGGTCTCCAATTTTAGGCTCAGTCACAATTGCACCCCAATATCTTTGCCATGTGGCACTGTGATACAGGTCTATTCCAAGCTGAGCGTAAGTCCATTTGACCAGACCAGAGCAATCCCAGGAGCGTGTGTCAGATCCCTGAAAAACCCAAGGGGTGATGCCAATTTGTTTTTTAACTAAGACAAGAGTCTCATTCAGGGCTTTGGTGTCGGCAGCAATTTTCTCTAGCCTAGCAATCTTTGACTCTAGCTCATTTTGCTTTTTCTCAGCCTGAGCCTTGAGCTTATCTTTTGCAGCTTTTACCTGAGCCATCCAATCATGCGAGCCAACCTTTGGAGCGTCTGACCTAAGCACTGGGCCTGATGAAACTTCAATTGAACGAACTGGTCCCGAAAGAACCACTTCTGTTGTTACTGGAGAATCAATTAATGGTGTTGGCTTTGTTACTTGTGTTACTGGTAGTTCTTTGTTCGATGACTCACTTGCGTCTAGCATAGCTGCAAAAGCTACTCCAGTACCAGTTGTCATTACTAGTGCAATCATACCAATTGCTATGAACCTTTTTCTTTTCATTTGGCGACCTACCTTTCCTTGGTAGTTAGTACTCGGTCGTTGAGCGTTAGCGGGTGGTTTCCCTATTAAGTTATAAACCCTTGAGATAGACACATCCATCTCAAAGGGGTACTACTATTTTACCACAAATTAATACAAAATAAACATTAATTAGTTTTATTTCTTATTTTTGGCTTACGTGTAGTAGCTCTTTTTAGCCAAGGCTTCTCTGAATATCTAGCCCATTCATAGACAAAGATACAGGCTGCGATAAGCAATCCAAGAGAGCCTGACTGCACAATGTAGTAGGGAGTTGGATCAATTAAATAGGTTTCCCATGGAAAGCTATAGGCTACTACTGGGAATGCAATAATGTTTCCAAACACTACAGCAACTACGATACTCTTATAAACGTTTTTCATTTTTATTCTCCTATTTTTTAGCTATGTTATATTATATGGCATTTGTCTGGGGATGTCAAGTCATTCTTCTGACAGGTATTTCATGAATACTCTCAAGATTTCAATAGTGTATTTTTCATACTCAATCTCAATAAGCGTATTTTCTTGGTCTACCCTATGTATCTTAATCTCTTTGCCAAGATTAAATAAGATGTTGTTTATCTCTTCTTCTAGGTCCATGGTAAAAGTATAGCAGATTCATAAAACATTGGTAGAATTGAGTATGCTATATAAGTGTGTTTGCGGCAAGGTGCATGTGCTAAAGTTAGATCTTTATTTTGATATCATTAAGCATAAAGAGTATTGTTATTGTGACATTATAGAAGCTTCTCAAGAAGATTGACATACCGCTATTTTTTTGGTATCATTTATTTATGAGTAAATTTGAAAGACAAGAAAAGCGAAAGCTAGACAGGCAGACGGCATCTATCATTAAGAAAGCCAAGGTAGATATGCAAGAGTATATTGAGACGCTTCAGGAACTGCCTTCAGAGCCAGAGATAAAAGCTTGGCAAGCTGGATACATTGCTGGAATTAACAGGATGTCTGAAGAAAAATGATTAACTTTCAGGCAGAGTCTAAGCGTTCTGGCGATGCATTTGAGTCTAAAGTCTTAGCTGACTTATCCCGATTTGGAACAACCAATATAAAAAAGAATGTGATGGTTGAGGATACTGGGTGTGAGGTTGACTTTGCTTACGATCAAAGAGGCACTCAAGTTTATGTTGAGGCTAAGGGTGGCTTGCAGGGAGAGAAGAAGCGTCCTGGAGCAAAGAGAACTGACAATGTTAAAAAAGCTATAGCAAATGCTGCTTTAATTAAATCTTTAAATCCAGACACACAATACATTGTTTACTTTTCAGATTTACCAAAGTATGGATCGTCTTCTCATAAAATGTTGAAAGCAGCAGTCAGGGCTGGTTTTATTGACAATGTTCGATATCTAATAGATATGAATTAAAACTAAATCAATCTTGTGACTGAGGTATAATTTTTTCCAAAGTCAGAGAATAAAGCTTTGTCTGCTTCTCTTTGAGCGATCCTGCGAGACCAAGAGTATCCTGCATCTCCGCCCCACGCTAGCCACATAATATATCCGTTAGAAGGATTAGCCCGATTTGCCCAGTCCTTGCCTTTTTTGTCTACCTCGTGGCGGGAGAAGTAAGAGTACATACGCTTTACAGTGCTTAGCGATAGTGTCTCTCCATTAGCCAGCTGTCTAGCTCTAGTCCATCCAACTGCAGTTCCTGCTCCTGTGGCCTTGCCATCTTCTTTGAACTTGATAGCCCTACGAGCAGCAGACCTAGCCCCAGCAGGAGGAGAGTAGCCTTCAGCTTTGTCCATGTATTCATCATAATCATCATCCTCATAATCTTCCATACTAATGTTTGGCATGTTAATTCTTTCAACATCTGACATCAACGCACCAATTGAGTATGGTGTGTAGTGATAGACTTCATCGTCTTCTTCTAAAATTCTAATAGCTACCGCTGGATTTTCTGGAGTAGACTCAACAGAGTAAGGGTTTCCTGGCTCACCATATCTGCCACCCTCACGCATAACGTGCTCTACTTGACCAACGATCATGCCTTCTGTGGTCCTTGCACTTACAAAGTCTCCCTCAGTAATACGAGCTTCTGCCTTAGAAACTGGAATACAGTTAGGAACCATGCGTCCGTTGTCTCCTGGCTTCATCCCCCTTTGGGTGTATCCATCCCAGCAAGGAGCAACCTTTTCATCGGCTTTAGTTCCCATAGATGTTCCACCATTTGTAGTTGCAATTGCACCAGCAGAATCTCCACCAACACCACCGACTCTAGCCTTTGGTTTTTTCTTAGGATCTTTTAGTGCAGAAGGTTTTTTAGATGCTGGCTCTGGCTGTCCAATAGCAGAACCCATGCCGTCTTTATCTGTTGCTGCCTTTATAGCAGTTCCTGGCCACTCTTCTGGATTTTTAATACCAACACCAGCTTCAATATTTCCCTCAGACTGGTTGATGGCATAAATTTGATTAGCAGCTTCTTCGGCTGTAGTGTGGCAACCCATTACGGTTCCATCGTCTTTAAGGGCAGGGTAGCCTGAGCAACCGTAAGATCCCTTTTCTCCAACATGATATGGCATATAGTTATTATACCACAGGTATTATGGTAGGCCTTTTGCCAACATGCCCAGGTTGTATCCCAAGGTAGCGGTCCTAGGAAAATCAAGCTACCTAAAGGATATCATCGTTTTTAACCAATCTTAATTGATTTTGGTTTCTTTTCTTCTGGGATGTCTCTTACCAAATGAACATACAGAATACCGTCCTCAAATCCAGCCGAATCAACTTCATAGTATTCTGGCAGTGAGAATGAGCGAGCAAACCTACGAGCAGCAATACCTTTGTGTAGGTATTTCTTATCGTCAGCGTCTGGTCTTTCTGCTTTTATAGATAGGACATTTTTTTCAGTAGTAATACTGATCTCGTCCTTTTTGAATCCAGCTACCGCAAACTCCATCACGATCTTATCATCGTCAATCCTGACAACGTTGTATGGTGGATAGGTGTTTGCTGCTGGTGTTGTGCTAAAGAACTTGTCAATATCTAGACCAAGTCCTCCGAATGGTGTTGTAATAACCATTTATATCATCTCCTTATGTTAAGCGAGTTAATGCCCCCCAATTGGGCAGGCATAAATATTATAGCATACAAAACAACCCTTGCCCTTAATACACTTTAGTGGTATAATTAATACATTATGAGTAATCCTATGTCATTTAGAAGAAGGCAACAAGTTCTTGCCGATAAAGTCAACAATCCAAACAGTCAAGAGGCTACTGTGAGACGTGTAGAAGATACCAAAAGACAGCGCTATGAGCTACAGGAATCAAAACGTGCTCCAAAAATTCAGATTGATCAAAAGATAATTCTTTGGACATGGCTTATAGGAATTGGGATTGCCTTTATTTCTTCTGCTATTGTCTCTTTTAATGGTATTACAGCTGTTGCAGAATTTGTTGGCCTTTCTCAGAGCTGGATGGCTGGACTATTCTTTTTCTTTATTGAGCTTATGTACCTATTGTTCTTGGTTGCATACCTAGTTCTTGCTTCTAGAATGAATGAAGACGGCAAGCCAGAAAAAACGCTTGGTGCTGTTGTTGGAATGCTAATGTTTGGTGGCATTGCTGTTTTGGCAAATGCTTTCCATACCCTCGACTTTTGGGCATGGGAATACTTGGAGCCACGCATGTGGGCAGGAACAGTTCTGAGCATTGCTGCTCCTATCGCAATTATTGCAGCATCTAAAATGGCATCTAGAGTTGTTTTTGCTAAGGCTATTCGCATCTAATATAGGAAATAGTATGGCAAAAATAACATTCTTAGGAAATTTTAGAGTAGACTATAGTACCGAAACACATCACACAAAAACTTTAGAGTCTATGGGACATCAGGTTGTTAGGATGCAAGAAAGCGAAGCAACCGCTGAAGATATTTTTAACAATGCAATAAACAGCGATCTTTTTGTTTGGGTCCATACTCATGGCTGGGATACCCCAGGAAGACTTACGATGCAAGACATGCTGATTGAGTTAAAAAAACATAACGTTCCGAGCATGACCTACCACTTAGACCTTTGGCTTGGGCTAAACAGACAAAGAGATTTGTTGCGTAAGCCAGTGTATCAATTTATAGATCACTTTTTTACCGTAGATAACAAAATGGCTGATTGGTTTAATACACGAACATCCGTAAAAGGTCACTACTTACCAGCTGGGGTATATGATAAAGAGTGTGTTTACACACCAGCTATTCCAAAAGAAGAAATTATTTTTGTTGGAAGTAAAACTTATCATGCAGAGTGGCCTTATAGACCAAAGCTTATTAATTTTTTAAGTCAGACATATGGAGCAAGGTTTAATTTATATGGAAAAGAAGGGCTTGGGGTTGTAAGAGGACAAGAGCTAAACAACTTGTATGCTTCTACTAAGATTGTAGTTGGAGATACTCTATGTCCAAACTTTGACTACCCAGACTATTGGTCCGACAGGATCTACGAAACCCTTGGTCGTGGTGGCTTCTTGATTCACCCCTATATCCCAGGTCTTGAAAAAGAATTTGAAGATAAGAAGCATGTAGTATTTTATGAGTATAATAATTTAGATCAACTAAACCAATTAATTGAATACTATTTAGAGCACGAAGAAGAACGTGAAGAAATTAGAAGGTCTGGTCACGACATGGTCAAAAACAACTACACCTATAAAAATAGATGGCAGCATATCTTAAAGGAATTAAACCTATGATTTTAGAAACTAACGGCTATGTCTTTAATTTGCGAGATGAAGAGCATGATCCAAGCGATGATCACGACCTGGACTGGAAGGTTATTGAAGAAACTTGGAATGAAAACGTTTATAGAATTCATCAATGGCACTTTGCTAAAAATAAAAATGCTGTTTTTGTTGATATTGGTGCCAACGTTGGCTCCGTAAGTCTTTTTGTTGACAACTTTAATAAAGATAGAAAAAGAAAGATCAGGGTCTTTGCTATTGAGCCTGAGCCACATAACCTAATTCTTTTGCAGAAAAACATAGAAGACAATCCAGTAGAGAATGTTACCGTTATTAATAAAGCAATTTGGCACGAGAATAAAGAAGTTTTAATAACTAATCGTGGTGGAAATAGCAGCATTTTTGAAATCGAAGGTGTTGAGCAAACAAAGATCCAGGCAATCACATTGGAAAAGCTGTTTAAAGAGAATAACATTAAGCGTGTTGAAGTTATGAAGATTGACATTGAGGGTGCAGAGTTTGATCTTATAATTAATGCCCCCGAAAAAATACTTGCAAAAATTAATTATTTAGTGCTTGAGTTTGATAAGTCTTTTGACGGCAAATTTGGAATCATGGTTGAGAAATTAGCTAAGCAGTTTGGCTTAGAAATTTTAGGAAGCCCCGAAAGAGGGGGGTATATTTATGGAAACAGATACCAAAATTGATTATTTAATTTGTATTCCCATCTATAAAGTAACAGAGAGAATTTACAAATGCATGGAGTCCATAAAAGATAAAAATGTTTTGCTTATAGATAATAGTGGCAATAGAGAATGCGAAGTATTTGAAAAACAATACGGGTTCCAGGTAGAGTATCAGTCGGAAAATATTGGGCTAGCAAGAGCATGGAACATCGCATTAAAAAAGAACCATGATTGGACTTTTGTTGTCTCCTCTTCAATGTTGTTTAATCAGCCCTTTTCACACATTATTGAAATGCTTAAAGGATTTAATGGTGTAATGTTTAGAACACAACACGGATGGCATCTTTGTGGAATAAACAAGAAGCTGGTTAGTGCAATTGGATATTTTGATGAAAACTTTTATCCATATAACTTTGATGATTGTGACTGGGATCATAGGTGCAGACTGCTTGAAGAACAGTCTATGCCAGATACTGAATCAGACCTTGTAGTATCCTGGCGTAGTCAGTTTATACACTCTAATACCCCAATAAGTTATGTTATGAGAATTAGTGCTGCAACGGCAGAGGTTGATGTTACATGTCAGGTAGATGGTGGTGCAACAATAGATGGTCTAAAGATAAATATTGACGGTGTTCATGATTACTTTAAGTCTAAATGGGGTGGGGATAGAACAAGAGAAGGCTGGGGAGAATATAAGTATCCATTTAATGATCCTACTAAATCTTTAGACTACTGGCCAGTCAATGATATAGCTACTCTAAAGAAAAATTATGGTTTAAGCTAATGCATACAATAGGAGTCTTACCAGCATCTGGAAAAGCATCTCGAATTGGTGGTATACCAAAATTTTGTTTGCCTATTTCGGATGAAAGATCTTTGCTTCAGTGGCATGTAGAACAAATGCTAGAAGTATGCGATGAAGTTCGTGTATCAACTAGGCCTGAGTGGGTTCCTATTGTACAAAATATGGACATGAACATTAAGCTAATTGTTCGTGAACCTACCACAATGTCTGATGCAATTAAATTTATGGTTGGTGACTATAACGATACTATACTTGTTGGTATGCCAGATACCTACATAATAAATACACCAGTAAACATTTATAAAGAAATGATGAAAGAGACAGATGCCGACTTAGTCTTGGGCGTTTGGGAATGCACAGATGAGTTAAAGGGTCGTGTTGGGCAGGTATTATTGTCTGGCAATAAAGTAATCCAGTCTGAAGATAAGGTAGAAAATTGTGATTACCTAGACATGTGGGGAACCATGATGTTTAGTAAAAACATGATTAAACACTTAGACACAACGCTAGACCACCCTGGAAAACAACTAAAAGAATGGTTATCCAACAGTGCCGACATCAGAGCGGTAAGGCCTGGTGGCAAGTATATGGACATTGGAACACTAAAAGGATTGAAGCAGCTATACAAAGAAATGGATCTATGAGAATAGGACTTATTGCTAGATCAGATAATTCTGGCTTGGGGAATCAGACTAGAGAATTAGCATACATGCTAAATCCTAGCAAAATATTGCTAATAGACTCTAGCTCTTTTAATCAAAATACACAAAATCCAGACTGGTATAGCAACTACAATGTCCAGACTAATCTAGGTTTTATTGGTGACTCAGTGGCCCTAGAGTTCTTAAAAAATCTAGACGTAGTCATTAGTTGTGAAATTTTCTATAATAAAAATTTTCCAAAGTTAGCTAAGCAAAGTGGTGTTAAGACTATATTACAATATAACTATGAGTTTTTAGATAATTTGCAAAGCCCTAGGCTGGCACTACCAGACATCTTGTTATCTCCAAGTAAGTGGAATCTGGATGACGTTGTAAGAAAATTTGGTCAATCTTGTAGTGTAATTCACCTACCACCACCAACCGACCATAGAACATTCGAAGATGTCAGGAAAATAAATTCAAGATCAACAAGGAAGCTTTTGCATATTGCTGGAAAAGTTGCTGTGATGGATAGAAACGGTACAGATACAGTAATTGAAATGATGAAATATTCAAAAGAAGACTTTACCCTAGAGATTAGATGCCAAGATAAGCTTGAATACAACATAAATGACGATAGAATTAAGATTATTTCTGATAACGTTAAAGACCAGAAGGACTTATATTCTGGATACGACGCAATGATCTTGCCAAGAAGATATGCTGGACTATGCCTGCCAATGAATGAGGCGCTCCTGAGCGGCCTGCCAGTCTTTATGACTGATATATCACCAAACAACCAAGTTCTGCCCTCAGATTGGCTTGTAGCGTCTCACAAGGTAGGTGAGCTAATGACAAGGACTATGCTAGATGTCTATTCTGCCGATCCAGTTTTGCTTGCAGCCAAGATAGATCATTATATGTCTAATGATCAAACAGAAGCAAAAAAGGCAGCTTTTGATGTTGGATATTCAAAGTTTTCTAGCGAATCTTTAAAGCAAAAATACTTAGATATTCTTTTAAATCTTCCAGCCAGTACCAACTAGTTTTCTTAAAAGAACAGCTTTATTGGTTCTGTCTCTTTTTACTAATTTACTCAGGGCAACGCTATCATTGCCACCAATAGACAGATTGTTTATGTGAATATACTCTAGCTTCCATCCAAGAACATGGTCTGCATAGTAAGACATCCAGAGGTCTTCTATTTTATGTACTTCTGAATCAACAGCAAATAGTCCATTTTCTAAAAATATTTTGGCATCTATTATAGATACTGCTGTACCGCAATAATGAACTTTCGAGTTGGCATTATCTATTCTGACACGATTTCTGTAATAGTTTTTACCATTCTCTAAAAATTTCCAAGCGTAAGCTGATTTGTAGGAGTTTGGTTCAAAATGGTTTAGCAATTGATCCACATAGTTTTCTGGGATTATTACGTCATCATCTAAAAACAAGATTACCTCAAAGCCTTTTTCTGCTAGATCTTTCCCTATGAAGAGCCGTCTAAAGGAATATAGCTCATTGCTATCATGTGTAAGATTAATACTTAGGTTTTGTTTAAATGGAGTTACCAACTCCTCTACCCTGGAAATCTCCTCAAGGTTTGAATTAGAGATATATAAAGAAAAATTATTGTTAGTTTGCTTAGACAGCATTTCTAAAGACTCTGGCAACCTTTCTAGTCTTTGCCAAGTCAGCATTACTATTGCAACCTTTAAATTAGACATACTTAACCAATTCTATCATACAAAAAACAGGCCACCAAAAAGATGACCTGTTCCTTGTTTTGTTTAATTACTTCTTCTTTGTTGCTGTCTTCTTCTTAGCAGCCTCTGAGAGCTTCTTTGAGACCTCTTTGGTAGCTACTTCAGCAATTAGTCCAAAAGCTGGATCTTGCTTGTTTACATAGCGTAGAATTGTTGGTACAGCTGCTGCCCACAAACCATTGGCTACAGTTAGCCATTCTCCAGTGCCAAAGTCTAGAGGCGAAGCCAATCCAGAGTTTGCCATTGTTGTGGTAATCAGTGCTAGGGCTACACCTAGCAGGTTACGTAGATACGAGTCTGCGATTGCCTTGATTTCTTTTGTATTCATTTTTCTCCTTGTTTTTACTTTTCCCATACTTTTGTATAGAAACCTTAATTCTTTTTATTTTCTTCTGGTGGCAGAGCTTCATGAAGTAGCTCTGCATACGCTTTTTCAATTTTCCTAAATGATTTTAGGTAAAGATTATCTCCAGCGGCTGCTCCATAGGAAAGCATATATTTTATTTCTGGGTCCATCTTAGTCTTAAATTTAGCAACAGACTCCTGTACCTTTTCTATATATTGAAAGGCAAGATCCCTTGACTCAGAAATAAACTTTAAGAACCCATCAGTTTTTTCCACTGAAACATTTTGTTTTTCTTTAAGTTCTTCTGCAAACATTGTTAATGCTATGTTGTGATCTATGGTTGACTGAAGAAGTTCAACAGCCAGCCTTCTATTCTTTATTTTTAGATTTATTGCAATAATAATTAAAGCAACGATTACTACCACTAAAAATAGAAAAGCAATAAAATCTAGAATCATTCTTCTCCACCCTCTCTAACAAGTAAAACGATTGCACCGTTGTCTTCTAGTGCCTTTTTAACTCTGATCATATACTCTACAGCTTGCTTCTTTCCTTCTCCAGTTAAAAGCATAAACATTTTTTCTTGTGCTTTAACGCTAATGAAGTGTTCATTATCAATTACTTGTAGGTAAAATCCTTTTGGTGCATAGTGAGCCAAAGAATGAAATGCCCTTTTCATCGCATCAGTGTACATGTGAATCCTCTTTCCAGTGTAGATAAGATCTGATGTATACCGCTGCATAAGCGACGGCAGAAACAATAAAGCCATACTGTTCGGTAACCAATGCATAGGCAATCCAAATAGCCTCATTAAATAATAGGACAAGCCAGCCCCAAATAGTTTTTCTGCCAACAAAATAAATTCCAGATACACCAATAGCAGCAAGTATCCATGACCACAGCTCCATTAGTTATCCTCCATCGTTAAGCTCTTCCAAGTTTCGGCCCATTGTTCTTTGCTTCTATGCTTGGCAAATTCTCTAGATATTTTTCCATTTTCAAGAAATATTCCTCCCCAGACTCCCCATTCTTTTTGAGAAACTCCGACAGCAAAGCACTGCCTTGATACTGGACAACCAGCACAAAGTTTGTCAATCGCAGGACGAAGGGCAATATCTTCTTCATATTTATCAAAGAATAGATTTGTGTCGTAGCCCTTGCACGAGCCTTCATCTTTCCACTCATGCCTTCCCATTGGGAACTATACTTTCTGGAATAACCCAGCCATCAATACCAGGAGCGAACCTTTCCTGGATAAACCAGTCTCCGCTAATGCAGACGCCACTAGAAGATGTTCTAGCCTTATCAGACTTATATGTTTTTAAAACAGTCCAACCGTCCCAAGAAAAATTTTTGTTTGATGAAACAAACTTTTCCATTTCTTCAATTGTTTTGATGACCATGATCTTTTCTCTCTTTTGTTTAATAGCGGTAAATTCCAACTTTAGCATCTTTGCTTTCTGCATATGACACTATTGTTGATACGGGCTCTTTAGGCTTACTAAAGAACGCAAAATAATTAACGCTATGTATGTTTTCTTTTATCCAACTTGGCGGTACCTTTATCATCTTTATCTTAATTCCACGTGCCCTGAGACCTCTTTCAGAAATATTAGAAAATTCTGAACACATAGAATTTATTTGTGAAGGCCCTGCAGAATAAATGTAAAACTCTTTATCTTCATCTGGTAGATTTGAAAGGGCTACACCCATGGCTCGCAAAAATACAGGGTATAGGTCAAAAGCCTTTGTTCCCTGTATAGCCACGATCATTGTCGGTTCCTTCGTTTAGAGTATCTACGATGTAGATTAACTTCTCTAATTGTACCCTATTCATACCCATTGTGTCAACTCTCCTAGCTGTGCCCTCTTGTACGATGCCGTCTTCTTGTTCCGCAATAAAAAGGGCATTCTCTTTAATCCAATAAGCTTCTTTTTCTATAAAAAGAACCCTAAGATTAATGCTTTTTTCATGGCGGGAGGATTGGCTAGGTCTTTTTATAGGATAAAACATTGATTCTGGAATGTTATATTTTATCATTTCGTGTATATGGCTTTGGCTATAACGTACCTTGTTGCCAAAGTCTTTAGATATTACTTTGGGAGCCACAAACCTAAAAAATAGAAGCATTCCAATTGCCACTAAAAATCCCAAAAGATAGTCCATGGCTACTCATCTACTTTCAATCTATTTTCAATAAGTTTTTCACGCTCGTCAACAACTTCTATTGCAAATTTCATCATCCCGTCATACCCCACAGCATTTGCCATAATTCCTTCATAGTGATGTGCACAAAACATTAAGTCTCCGTTTAAACCATTAGCCCAGATATAGGCTTGTGCTCCACAAGAGTCGCAACGGTCTGATGCATTAAGTTGATATTCTTTTTTTGCCTCTTTGGTTTCACCTATCACTCTGTACCTCCACATTTTTTTTGTCTCTACGACTCCAAATGCCAACAAACTCTCTTTCGTCTGGGGTAAATCCTCCAGTAACGGCATGATACATGACAAACATATCTGGAATAACTAGATCTCCCTGCTTCCACTTATGAACAATTCTTATGTCTAGATTATCATAAAGCTGATTACGTATCCAAGTCATGGCCTCGTCATAGATGATGAGGTCATTTACAGAAGGGACCTCTCCATCTACAGAATAAAGGATTTGATTGTTTTCTGAATAAACAAAACTTGTTCTGATTACTGGCTCGCTAGTTAGCCAGTGGCTGTGAATCACTTTATGTGTTTGTTTTTCTCCTCGACTGGCTACGTCATCGTATATTACACACTTACCAATAAAGTCTTTAAATCTGTCTGGCATTTCTTTATATAGTAATTTACTATTTACAAAATATGTTTTGCCATTTTCTTCGTTTGTTTTAAATTTATGCATGTTCCATGCTCCAAGAACAATTGGGTTACTGTAGGTTGGATTCTCTATATGCCAAGGCAACATTATGTCATCTGGACCGAATTTTTTATAACTATTTTTACTGGTTTTAGAATGATTTTCTAGATATCCATCAAAATCTCCCTCGTCATATATACCAAAATGGTTATTTATATTATTGCTAACTATTCCGTGATCTTCGTGGGAAAGATTTGCATCCCTAAAAACCAAAACACCATCCCGAATAAGAATATCCTTATATAAAGAGATGTTGTCAGAGATGTCCTGGATGCTTATAAAATTAATAATTTCTGGGGTCTTCATTTTACTTAGCCCGACTATCCGTTCTATAGAATCCACTGCCATTAAATGTAACGGCACCTAACGAGTATACACGAGTGAGGCTCAGGCTGCAAGCCTTACATTCATATCCAGGATCTTTATCATTGATTCCCCGATCAAACGTATAGCGTTGCTTGCAATCTGAACACTCATACTCGTATATAGGCATATTTATCTATTACATTTTAGCACAAAGTTATAAAGTTTACAACCTTGACCAAGTAATTGGACCAACAATTCCGTCAACTTTGATTCCCTGTGCTGCCTGGAATGCCCTAACCGATCTATCAGTAATGGGGCCAAACTGACCGTCGGACTTAATTCCAAGAATTGTCTGAAGGTATCTGACGTTTGCACCAGTCGACCCTCTTCTTAAAGAATTAGTTAGTCTTGGTTTTGTTGGAATTGCTGCTGGAGCTGGAGTAGAAGCAGGTGCAACACCAGAAGCTTTTTTGTTGCACTGATCCACTATGTAGTCAAGCTGAGACATTATGAAAGGTCCAGGGCAAGCAGTAGCCTTGTATTGTGAGTGCCAAGCTATAAAGAACTCTGATTGTTTAACTGATGGTTCGTTCTTAGCAAAGCCTTTTCCAGCCCTAGGCGACTGACTGGCGTGATAAACAATTACGTCAACAAGTGCTTCTAATGCAGCAGTTGAAACTGGCCAATCCCCTCCAGCAGATGAGTTATCAATCTCAAATGTTACAGCATTAGGGTCAGGGCTTCCGCCTGTTGAGTATGGTCTGCGATCTGGATTAACAATTCCAGTCACAGCCCCGCTGTTTGCAATGTGATAAGTTGGATGAGAGTTGCGAGTATTAGCATTCGCAACATATCCCAATCCGTTAGTTCCTGCAACGTGGTGAATCACTACACCGTTTATTGGCTGTCCGTTACGACTGCCTCCAAATCCGTTGTCTTTAATGCCTGATACTTTTGGATACCATGTCATTTTTTCTCCTTATTTTATTAGAGTTTGCTTTATTTTACTAAAGCCAACAGGTACCGTTCTCGGTTATTTTAATTTGGACCAAGTTAGAGGACCGACGATACCGTCAGCCAGCAACTTGTGCTTCTTTTGGAAAGCAACAACAGCAGCGTGAGTTTTTGGACCAAATGGGCCAGTGGGGCTTACGCCTAGTTTGTTTTGTAAGTGAAGAACGTCTGGCCCCTCTGGAGCTCCTTGCTTTAGCTCTTTGCCAGGATAAGGTCTTGATCCACTAGCAGGTGCAGCTGGTGCCTTTGCTGGTGCAGCAGGTGCAGCACTTGTAGGTGCTCCACGGAAAGCCTCGTAGTCAATGTTTCCAGCACCCATTGTTGGTTTACCGCCAACACGGAAAGAGAAGTGAAGGTGTGCTCCGTAGCCAGTCATTGAGCCCAGTCCTGAGCCACCAGAGAGACCAAGTACTTGACCTTGCTTTACTGCCTGTCCTGGCGTAACATCAATACGTGAAAGATGTAAGTAGTCTGCTGTGTGACCTGAAGGGAAGCTTAGGAATATCATCATGCCACCAGAGCCAGTGAATGTTGTAACAATACCAGTCACAGTTCCATCGGCAACTGCTTTTACTGGTGTACCAGTACCAACCGCATAGTCTATTCCTGGGTTGAGGGCTGGCTTTGCTCTGTTCTTGTGACCTTCAAAGCCGTCTGAAATTGAACCGCCATCTACTGGCCTTATCCAAGTTGTCATATTAAATCTCCTTAGTTTTCCATAATTATTTGGAATGTGTATTGTTACCGCTTTTCAGCGTACATCTTATTATAACATTAATAGATAAAAAATGCTTTATATGTTTGTTTATGAATATAAAAATGCCCCCACACAAATATTAAATTTATGTGAGGAACACTTTCCTATAAATTATTTTGTTGGGTTTTTCTTAGCTGTGCCACCAAAACCTGGAACTGGGTTTACTAGCTTTCCAGTTGGTTTCTTTTTTGCTTTTAGACTAGATGCATCAAAGCTTGGTGGGGTCTCATCAACAATACCGTCCTCTGGAGTTGCAGCTGGAGCAGAGTCTCTTAGTTTTTCATAAGCCATTACAGCTTCAACAAACTCGATTGGACTAACAAAGCCCTTGCCGTTTAGATCCCAGCGGTGGACCTTGCCTTCAACAATCTCGAAGTGGAGGTGACGACCAGCAGATGCGCCAGTGTTTCCCATGATTCCAAGAATAGTTCCAGCCTCAACCTTTTGACCAGTCTTGACCTTTAATGAACCCTCTTCCATGTGTCCATAGCGAGCAACGTACCAAACACCATTAACCTTGCAGCGTAGGTCTACATAGTATCCTACGCCCCCTAGAGAGCCGTCAGCGTTCTTTAGCTTTGATGGGCCAGCATAAACGACTGTGCCGTCGTGCCAAGCTTCGCAATAGATCTTTGGATTGCTGCCCCAAAGGTCCGTGCCATTATGATGCTTCTTGATTTTTTCAATAGGATGCACCCTCCATCCAAAAGGACTTGTAATCTTCCAAGCCTTTCCTTTTTTCCCATCAATCGGGTATTGTGTTTTTGCCATAAATCTCCTTAATTATATGTCCTAACAAATTAGAACATAGGTTTATTATATCATTAAGATTTAAAGTTTTGGCAGGGCTTGTCATCATTTGTATTGGGGCGGTCTAGCCCTCAAATGTAAATCTTTCATCACTCATGTCTTTTTTGGTAATAAAAGACGAAGCAGTAATCCTTACTCCCTCATCTACCGCCCTTACTCCGTGGCTATACTCTTTTGTGCCTGGATGAATAAGCATGTCCCTAGCTACTGGCTTATAGGATACCCCCAAGCCAGGGTAGTGGAGCTCTCCCCCATTAAAATTATCATTTATATAGTATATGCAACCATACATTACTGGAAATGCATGTTCTACATGAAAATTATCATAATGAGGAGCCATTTCTTTTCCAGCTTCCCAATATACATAATTTTTTAAAGTAGTAAAGCTGGGCTCTACAACAAAAAACAGGTTTTCTTTTGCAAATTCTGTGTATCTTTTTTCTAACCTGTTAATCGTTTCAAAACTTTTGTCTACAAGATCTAGTCTTTTTAAAGAATCATCTTTTTCTTTTTGTGCAAGATACATAGAATAAAGATATTCATAGATAATAGAATTTTCCTCTTCACTTGCAAACTCTTTTATTACAATGATTTCTGTGTTTGGAAAAGGTCTGGTAAGGATCATACTTTTATTATACACTACAGACAGCAGTAAAATATTGGAGCCTCCAACAGGACTTGAACCCGTCACCTACGCATTACAAGTGCGTCGCTCTACCAGATGAGCTATAGAGGCATTGCGACTCTGACCAGACTTGAACTGGCGACCTCCTCCGTGACAGGGAGGCGCTCTAACCAACTGAGCTACAGAGCCTAAAGAGAGTACCCAGTGAATGGTTCTTATGAGTCATGCTAGGATACTCTCAGAGCGACTAGCGAGAATCGAACTCGCACATTAACCTTGGCAAGGTTACGCACTACCACTATGCAATAGTCACTGATGTCCATTTTTATCCCTATACCCGTGGGAGTGGTATGGACCACACCAATAGCTCCTTCTCCTGGGATCGAACCAGGGACCTTAGAGTTAACAGCTCTCTGCTCTGCCGCTGAGCTAAGAAGGAATTCAGTATTTAGTTTTTAACTACTAGTCTACGCTTAATTGCATCAAAAATTTTTGGATGCTTTTTTGCAGCTTTTCCATTTGGACGATCGTCATTCCTATTGCCCTTTGTTTTTGCCATTTCAATCTTTCCTTACTTCTAAATTAAATCCAGCATTGGTTGCTCTCCAGATAGATGGAGAGTGGTTATCCTCTACAGCAACTTTTGTTTCTTTATCTTCGTAGAGTCTTATGATGTGAATGCAAGGATCGCTTCCGTCATCAAACTCCTGCTCTTCTTCAAGAGTCAGTGGCAGCCCATCGTGTGGATAGCAAATTGCTGGGCCACAAAAGTTAAGGTCTAGCCCTTCTTGTAGCCATTCATCAAATGTTTTTTTATTCATACCCAATATTATACTCCTACGTAGAAAGAATGTCAACTGTGCCAGAGCAAGTTGGTGAAAATTTAATTGCAGTCTTTACTGCACCCTCTACCATTTTTTCTGGTGGTATTTTGGTAGAAGACACTGCTGACATATACCCCATTGCAAATGGTGAGCCAGATCCAATAGATAAGAAGTGTGAAGAAAATTCATTCATGGACATATCTGAAGAGCTGTGCTCATATAGCTTATCTCCAATTGAGACTAGCATTTCTAGTTCCGCATCTTTAGAGGTTTCAATCCACCATTCGTCATAAAACTCTTTAAGGTACTTAAGAAAAGTTGTGTGCATAAAAATATCTAGGTCTTCTTCTGGATGTGGTCTGGGTGGATCAAAGCTATACTGAAGCTTTTGCCCTTCCATGGTTCCAGCATATCCAATTAGATATGGACCAACAATTTTAATCTTAGGTTTAGATATATGCATGATGCTGTCTTCAGTGGATGCACCACGATCACCAGCCATGTACACCTTACCGTTAGCCTTCAAAGCGGCTATACAGGTCATAGGAAAGTCCCCTCTAAGTTTTGTATAGGTTTATTATACACTACCCAGAGGGGACTGTCAAGGGCTATTTACTTGGACTTTTTGTCAACTGTGGCAAATGCATCGTTGATTTCGGCCATAGTTAGCTTACCATCATCTAGGTAGGAACGTGCTAGTTTCTCAACTACCGCAGCTACCCCCAGAATTCCAGCCATTAGCACAGCAGAAATTAGGTCAATGCCTACAACTGCTCCTGCACCTAGGACCGTAAGTCCAGATGCTGCAAATACTGCTACAATCCTAAAGATGATATTCTTAACTGTGGCCCAGCCACCAGTTACTCCATATTCTTGTTCCATTTTTGGGTTTCCTCTCTACTATTTATCTTCTTTTTCATAACGAAAAATCGGAAATGTTACTATCCATACTAATAGGGTAATTAGTATTAGATTTCCTGTAAGTTCCTTTGCAGAACCTTCCAAGACAAGCCAAGCCACGACCATACCAAGCAATGTCCATGCCTGTTCTATGACGTCCTTAACTAATGCTATTAAAAATTTCATTTATTTTGCTCCTTCTTCCTTCTTTGCTTTAGCAGCTCAAAGTCTTTTACTTTTGTTTCTCCCATGTAGTCCCACGCATACCCCTCTGCAACTAATGCAGAATTAACTGATTCGCTTGACCCGTCTAAAAATATCCAACCTAAAATGCGGCCATACTTTTCAGTAGAGTCTGGCTTTTCAGTGCGAATAACAGTCTGAGTTGCGGATTTTAAAAGATCGCTCAAGTGCTTTTTGACCTCTAGCCCTAGAGCTTTTTCTGTTTTGTCAGTTGTGCGTGATTCTGGGGTGTCAATACCTGCTAGACGAACTCGCTGGGTATAAGAGATGTTGAAGCCTAAGTCCAGATCAACGTCAATAGTGTCGCCATCAACGACTCTTAGCACTTGCTTTACTCGATATTCGTACATGTTATGCTCCGCTCCTTATGTTTACTGTTGTTGCTATACCGCTTATAGAAATTGCTGATAGTGCTGCTTGCACTGCAACAATTGCTGTAACTACTACTTTTTCTGAGTCTTCTCTAACTTCTGGACTCATGTCTGCCCCAGCATTTCCAAGGAAGTTAACAAGCTCTGCTGCTTCACCAAGCACATCTCCAAGAAGCGGAATTGCTGCTAGAGCCTCATCCAAGACAATGTCGTCTGCCTGAGCTGCTACAAAAAGGGCTTCTAGAGCCTGCACATACTCCTCTGAGCCCTGTTCAGCTGTTTCAAAGGTCTCAAGTGCTGCCTCTATAAGAGCCTCTACCTGAGCCTCTGAGAGATCTGTAGCTATGATCTGCTCTAGATCTACTTGCATCAATTCTTCAGTAGAAAGCTCCTCTGGTAATTCTTCCGCAGATGTGATAGACTCTTCTTCAGGTTCTATAATAGGAGGTTCAATTGGTTCGGGTTCAATGGGAGATGGTTCTTCAACGGGTTCTTCAGGTTCTACGGCTGGCTCTTCTGGTTGCACTGGTTCCTCTGGCTGTGGTGTGGTCGGTTCTTCTGGCTCTGGCTCCAGCGACGGTTCTGGTTCTGGGGTTACTGGTGTGGAGGGCTGTGGCTCTGGTACAACGGGCACGACTGGGGATGGCTCAGGAGTAGGAGTTGGTTCTGGCTCTACTGGAGTTGGGCTAGGCTCAGGAGTTGGTTCTGGACTAGGTTCTGGACTAGGTTCTGGACTAGGTTCTGGACTAGGTTCTGGGGTAGGCTCTGGCGTTGGGGTAGGTTCTGGGGCAGGGGGGACA